GGCGGCGGCGGTGGCGGCGGTGGCGGCGGTGGCCCAGGAGGAGGAGGCGGTGGCGGAGGTGGTGGTGGCGGCGGAGGTGGTGGTGGTGGCGGAGGTGGTGGTGGTGGTGGTGGCGGAGCAGGTGCCTGAACAAGCACTGTTGGCGTTGTTGATGCAGATCCACCAGGACCAACAGCTGTTACTGTTTCGCTCTTAGTTCCAGCAGTAGAAAACGGATAAGGCAATGAACCAGAAGAAGAAAACAGCTGAGCGCCGTATGTACTTAGTGTCACATGTGTTGAATTCGTAGAACTCCAAGATAATGTTGAATTTTCACCAGTAAATATTACAGCAGGATTAAATGAAGCCGTAACTGTAGGAGCAGGTGGAGGAGGCGGCGGAGGAGCAGCTGCATCGCGAATTGCTACTGAAGAACTTGTCGCAACAATTGTTCCTCCTGTGCTTCCAGTTCGTAGATATACTACGAATGCTTCTGCATCATCAGAAATTCCGTCACTAAGTGCTGTTCTATTGATACTGCCACCGCTACCATAAATTGTCACAGTACCGCTGCTAGAACCATCGGTGAAATCTGCAGCTCCTGCGCTTCCTGACGAGGTCCAATAGAGTGTTGTTCCATCAGCAATATTCGTAGTCACAACAGAAAATGTTACCGTAGAACCTTCAGTGATTGAAAGCACGTCAGGATAAATTGCATATGTTGGTGCTGGAGGAGGCGGAGGTGGTGGAGCAGGCGAAACATATCCGCAATACGGAGCGTTAGCTTGGAATAGAGTTGTAGTTTCTCCGTTATTTCCGTCCGTATAGACTGAATATTGATCAAATCCTACGCAAGTATATCTTTTGAATAGACCAGCAGCAATAGGTGGAGGAGGTGGAGGTGGAGGTATAATTCCAACAACTCGACTACTATCAGCAGAATTTGTGATATTCGTAGAAATTATTTGTGTTTCTGTCATAGAAGAAGCAAAAATTTCTGGAACACGAGTAGATATAGTAACGTCAGAAACGCCGGATTGTAACCCACTAGCATTATAATCACCTTCAGCTGAAGTAGTGAATGCGCCAAATGCTTCAGTATTTCTTGGATTATCTGTTACTCTTAGTCTCTTAGTACCTACGTTAAATTTTAATGAAGAATCATTAGGAATTCTAAAGATAAAAAATACGTTGCCTGATGAGTTAGAAAACAGACTTGTGCCTTCCAAATTTGAAGGAAGCAAAGGAGCATTTGTGTTGGGATTTTTCAGACGAGTATTGTACTCTGATTCTGTCAAAGGAGTTATGTATGTGCTAACCAATTTGCTATCAAAGAAAACGTACAAACGACTAGAAGGTTTTAGAGAAGACCCCTTAACAAAAATTTGTTTAGAACGCATAAAAGGTATAAGCGTTTGATCAACTATAACTTGTCCAGCTGAAGAAGTAGAAGTCGAACCTACTCGACCTGGCTTATATGTTGTGCGTGTCTGGGTGATTGGTGTAGTTGTAATAGATTCTGTTCTGAAACTTTCAACAATTTGTTTAGTACCATCAGCCAGAGTTTTCATTTCTGTTCCGCTGATAATATCTTGAGAAGCAGATGTTACAGGCACACCAACAAATGAATTTTGCCATGCGCTTGGTTCTGTTTGCCAAGAATTCTGCATGTAATTCCAATTGTCTTGCGTGTTTTCTACTGGTACAGTTATAGCTGGTCGTGTTGTTGTGTCGAACCAATAATCATTATTGGGGTCGAGTGATAATGTACCTTTCCAGTTATATGAAGAACCAGAACAATTTCTTGTTGTAGTTCCGTATGGTTGTTGAGCAAAAACTTTATGAGAATACGGTAATGTTACTAGATCACCAGCTGAAATTCCTGTAACAGCAGAAATAGTACCTGTAACGGAACCGTTTGTTACAGTTCCCCCGACAGCAAAATTACCTGTAGCATTCTCGATATAAAGTTTTGCTCCAACTTTATATCTTAGATAAGCAGTATTTCCACCAGAACTTACTGTCATACCAGCAGTGAATGCTGGAGTAGAAGAAGTAAGAGTTACGATTTGATCACGCGATACACCCGTAGGCGTTACGTTCGTACGAACAACATGAGTAGAACCAGATGACCATGTTAGTTCTGTATTATCTACAGAAACAAGAGGACCTAATTCACCCTTAGCGCGATTGATAGAAGCCTTATAATCTAAATCAAATACGTTTGCGATATTCGTGCCGTTGAATGCGTCTACAAGAATACCATTTTTGAAACGATCTAAACCATTATCGTCTGGGATCATCAGATCTTTAGAATTCTTTTCAAGTAGGGTTAGTGAAGTTAGATATTCCAGGCGATCAATACGGTCGCGCAGAACACCAATATCTTTCATGGTGAAGCGTTCGTTCTTAAGGCGCTTGATACTGTTTGTTAAATCGGGACGATTGATCTGACGACCAACTTGTTCTGAAAGTGAAGGATAAGGCGCAAGAGAAATAACTGCTAGAGACATAGCATCATCTGGCGCATATGGTGTTATAGGATTAAGAGAAGGTACGCCTTTGGTTATATCTATCGCACCTTCCTTGGTGATAGAAACTACGTCTTTTCTCTTTAGATAATACGAAAGATCTGTTGTGAAATCTTGATTAGGGGGAGAATGATGCAGTCCTGTCACACCGCCAGATTGGAAACTAGTAGTGCCGATAGGATTTAAAGAAACACCAGAAACTGTTGCATATACAGAATTAGCAGTATCAGAAACACGAGGACGGATGTCGATACAATTTCTTAGATCGTATGTAACACCGTTTGTCGGAGAAGTGAAAATCGGAATTTCATATGTGTAAATTTTAGTGCTGTCTACTCCAGCATTTGTATCGTCTATTGGATAAGAATTTACAGAAAAATATCCTACGCCAGTCGAATAGCTGTGTGTGAAATGATCAATAGAAACAAGCAAACGATCTGTACTCGTCAAACCTCCAGGTATTTGTGCGCCTGGTTTCTTAACAAGTTTCGCATGATCATAGTATGTGTCTTTCATACCAGTATCAATAGTAAAGTATTTGGTTACATCTTCACCATCTGCTGTGGTTGCGAAATTAGAACCAGTCAAACGACGAACAGAATTGAGTTTAAATCCATCAGAAAGACCTAGAGGCCATGGACCTGTTGTGTTTCCAGCATACGAACCAATACCTAGTGATTTAGTGTTACCTGTTCTGATAAGAACCAAACGATCACGTGCGACAAGTTTAGCAGCTTCTTGCCCATCAATCTTATTGAGCGTAGCGATAACTGTAGCGTTTAATGAAGAACCTAGAGTTTCGCTTAGTGCAAGATCTGCTTGACGCGAAGGAGTACCTGAAATAGAAATCGTACGATTACCATTTTTACCGACGCCCGCAAAATCTAAAACCTGACCAGACTTAAATCGCTTGAAATAAGGCATATTTGTTTTAGAAGCTACAACTGTTCCGAAAACCTGCAGCTGTGTATCACTAACAACTCTACTTACGACATAATCTCCACTGTTAGCAACAGCAATAATATCGCCAGGATTTACTTGAGTAGTAAACGCAGTTCCAGTACCACCGAAAGCATTAATTGTGTTTCCTGCAGTTGTTACGCTAACTGTGCCAGTAAGAGCAGCAGAGTTGGCAGTTCCGCGGGAAACAACATAAAAATCTGTACGAGTAGCATCATCACCTAAAGTTCCTGAACCGTCAAATGTCTCGGAATTCGTTCCACTGTTAATTGTTGCTGCACCAGAAGTGTTAAATGTAACATCAAAAGAACGATAAAATGAGAAATCGTTGTTGATACTACCAGCTGTGTTACGAACAGTTTTAATAGCATTTGCAGGGAGACGGAAAACTCCACGATCAAACGAAGGATCAGTTAAAGCAGCATTAGTTCCGTCAGAATTTAGTATATCAGCTTTACCTTTAGAACTACCACCAAACATCAAGCTCTGAACTTTGGTAAAGCTCTGACGAGCATTCATCTTGATATCTGTTAGATAAAACTTATATTGTGCGCTGGGTAAACCAGGAGTTCCGCTGTAGTATTCTACTCCGCGCACGCGAGCCGTGCCAATTTCATTTCCTGAAAGAGCAGAAGTAGAATAGCCTCCACCACTGATTGCATTCGATTGGCTATCGCGAAGAGAAATTACACTTTGTCTATCTAGATCCCATAATCCAACGACGTTGTCGCAAATTACATAATTGCTATAGTCGATAAGAGCTTTTGCCGATTCGATAGATTCGAAATCTGTAGCCTTAGTGATAGTTTTTCTAGACGATACGATTTTTTCAATATCGTAACCTTTGATATACGCTTTACCTTCACTGAGATTAACCGAAAGCTTTTCTGCGCTTCCTCCTACATAATTTTCAATCAATCCTCCATTTTTACCTGATTTCAAATGTTCTTGTATAGAAACATTAAAACCTTTTACGATGTAGTCACCAGATTCGTCGTATGTGCGTTGAGCCATATAATCACGAATGGCTGCATAAGAAGGCTTAGTAGAAACAGACTGAACCAAACCATTGTCGACCTGCATCAATTCGATGAATGTATTTGACACTGCAGTTGTCAATGGGACTGCTTTGATGGTAGCTTCTAGCTTGAGACGAGCCGCACCTGGAGCAGAATAGTTATAGGAACCTTGTGCTGGGTCTAATAGCGTGTCGTCTGTTTGTTCGGTAACAATTGTTTCGGTGATGTCAAAACCAACACGAACAGAAGGATACTGCGAATACTTATCCAGAATAACAGTCTGTTCGGGAACTCTGATGAAATGGTCTTTAGCGTAAACAATACCCGCGCCAAACTTAACGGCAGCACCTTGTCCGCCGGGAAGACTGTTATTATTAGACTGAGCGGCAGTAATTGTATTGGCTGTTAATAGCGGAAACCCTACAGCTGTTATGATTTCGTTAGCTTTGAAATATCTATAATCGGTTGTTGTATTGGCTGCAATAAATTTAATATGGAATGTCTTGAAACTAGGATTGTTAGATTCTGAGCCAGTAGAAACATTAACAACTTCAGCTAGAACACCAGAATTAGCACCCTTAATGACTTTACCTAGAAAATCAGACACATTAACTGTATTTGCACCAGTAGAATTCTTATCTCTAATTTTTACATAAGCATAATTTGGGTCGTAGTTCATTTCTAAACCACGAACAGTTGAACCTTCTTTGAAGATATGACCCGCAAAACGATCAATCTGATTCTGAAGAATAGATTGCATCTGCGTAAGTTCGCGAGCCTGTACAGCCAATCCTGGACGAAACAGAATTCTATGGAAATTCTTTTCTTCATTGAAATCATCGTAGTATGGATCTACGTTGAAATTTGTTGAGAGAGTTACGTTATTAGCTTCTGCGGCCATGGATACCTACCAATTAAAAATTAATGATGACTTTAACGTCTTCTGTTTGTTCTAGCGCTCTACTAACAGGAGCTCTGTTTTCAGTATATATTACTAATCCGCTGTACTTTTTTAGAGCACCAGAAGTGACTGATTGCACGTTAGCAATTCTGGTACTAATAGAACCCTGAACGATTTCACCTATTTGAAACGAACCGCCTGTTCCGTTTGTTGTGATTCTAATTAATTTTAAATCACCCTTAGTTCTTGCACTATCAGTATTCGCGAAATATACTAAACGACCTTTAGCGCCACTCGACAACCCAGTTACTACTTCGTCTGCAACAAAATCACCAGAAACTTCATTCACATTTACTCGTGTCGTCTGATCTAATGTAGAAACAGTAGCAGCAGAACCATTAGCTAACAATGGGTCACGCATAATACCGATTAATCTGAAATCGTTATTTGTAGGAAACGTATTAGATTCGGCTCCAGAAACTCGAATATTCATTAAAATACTAGTAGCGTACAATTCATCGACCGGATCACTGCCGTGCCCATTTCTAGGGGAAATTATAGCACGAGCAGTAGCACCATAACCATGTGATGAATTAGCACTAATCGTTACGTTTGCAGTAGAATATGAACGACCCTGATTAATCATAGTTATCTTACGAACTCGACCAGCGAATGTATTAGATACGTATGCGTCCGAGCGAGATAACAAAGTGCCACCACTATCGCCTCGTATAGTGACCAAAGGAGAAATTATATATCTACTTGATGTGGTAGGTGTACTAGTGAAAGCAGAATTTACAATACAATAATTGTTAGAACCATAATACTTAACGATTTTACGGACTTCACCTGAAGCGGGACCAGAACTAATAAAAAGCCCAGAACCATTATACACACCATCAACAACACTAGCGTCTGTTTTTAATGTAAATGCGGATTTACTAGAAACAGAAGCAAAAGTATTTGTTGTAGTTAAGTAATTAGCACCGTTCGCAATAACTTTAATGTAATGTATAGCACCATTAGCAGCAGATGTCTGAACATCCCACTGATCACTACTATCATCAGCTGCTAGAGTTTTAACAGGGATAAAATCCGTAGTTAGAAATTTTAGTGCGCTGGCAGCAGTTATTGTATACATATATTTCCAACGATAACCATCAGTAGTAGAAATTATATCGTTGGTTACAACTCCAGTTGGTTCTACAGTAGATGCAGAATTTCTATTATTTTCAATACACTTATATACATTGCCTGCTGTTGTAGTAACATAATACTGCTTTTCATCAAGAATAGGATCTAAGTCATCATATTCAGCATATGATGTGCCAGATATCCATTTATTTCTAGCAGCAACATGACTAACATCAGAAAACTGAATGCGTTTAGCCGCGATCATGTTTCGCCAAATATCAAAATAGGTGTCTTGATATCTATCCACTGGAGCAATAGGCGTATAGTCTGAGTATGGTAAACGAACATATAGATTAGCACCTACTGTGGTTGTGGTAGTAGGTCTAATAGCAGAAATAAATGTTTGCGCGTTAGGTATAGAATGCACTCGCAAATCTTGTGAAGTGCCAGTAACTCGTACAATAGCTCCATTAGTCAATTCAGTATCAAAATACGTTCCGCTACCAACAACTGTATTAGATGTGCTGGTTATTTTTACTGTTCCTCTTGTAGGAACAGCATTTGCAGAAGCGTAATTCTTACCGATAAAATAGTAATATCGAGTAGAAAGAGCTTCATTGAAAGATTCATAAAACTGAATCGCGTTGTGAATCCTAAAATGATGAGTTACTATAGCAGTCATTAAGCAGAAGCAGTATAAGTTACGTTAAGTGTGTCGCCAGCAGTAACAACCTTATCGCCTACTGTGAACAAACCAGCAGAATATAGGGTTCCTGTTGAACCGGCCTTAGTAGCGTTGTTTGCGATGAACGCACCCTTAACAGTTCCAGCAACTGTGATTGTGAACACAACAGCATTAGAAGTTGCTTTAGAACCAGCTGAAGCAGCAGCGAAAGTGACTGCACAACGATTTGTCTGATTATAACCAGGAGCACGACCACCCTGAGCACCAGATTCAATCCATCCAGTATGCGAAGACATTGTGTCTGCAGCAGAAATGGCTGAATAACCATTAGCAGCAATCAAACCCATATACATCTGAGTTGTTTGCGAACCTACGCCTGTTCCGCTTAGATAAGCGTTTAGAATGGCATTCTTACCTGCAGTCGTTACAGTGTTAGGAAATTCATCAGCCCACTTTACTCGACCGTTTGCATCAAGACAAACAGCTGTGTATGTGCCGTGCAAATCTACAGATTCAGCCGAACCTGCGCCACGAGTTACGACTACGCTAGTAGAATCACCTGTATTAATTTTTTCGATAGACATCTTAATAGTACTCCCTTGGGTTAGGTACGTTTATTTATAATACGAAAAGATAGTTAGAATGGTTTAATTGACGAACTTTGTGTCACTGAACCAGTATTAGTTACGATATTAACTGCACTTGCGTCGATTGTTGGTGAATCTCCCAACATTAGATATTTCGTGTTTGGTATATTTGGTAGAGGTACGAAATTCGGCACTGTAATTGTTGTTGCGGTTGGGTTGTATACTGCTGTTCCTACAACTACTCGTAGGTTTGTCATATATCCAGGCCATGATCTTAGATAAGAAGCACCGATTCGTTTTGTGGCTCCAATATAATTTATGGAGTTAGTTAATGTTCCAGTCGAGCTACGAGTACCATTTAAGAACAGTGTTTCTGTAGTTCCTGATCTGACTAGAGCGAAATGATACCATGTGTTTGCAGACATCGCTGGAACAGTATATGCCTTTTGACCTAAACCGCCATTGCCATCGCTAGTGAACGTTGTGCTGTTAGACACAAACAGATTTATTGGTCCGACTGTGGTATCCCCTGTTATTGCTCCTAGTATCGAATAGGCGTTGGTGAAATCTGGTAGTCTAATCCAACCTTCGATAGTGTATGAACTATCGTTCAGCGTGAATCCTGTATTAAGATCCAACATACGTGTTTCAGCAACACCGCCTGGGAAGCTCAAGCTACCGGCTACAGAATTACCAACATATACTGTATCGTCAAGATTTAGAACAGGAGTTACGAATTCACTAATTTGTGTAGACTGATATACTGAAATCTGTACTGAAGCATACGGAGTAATTGCTCCGTTGTTTTCGGTTATTGCTCCGCTCGTTCTGTTAGCACCAACAACAGAATCTGTTGAAGTAATCGTTTCGCTTATGGAAGCACCAAGAGTTACTAGAGCACCAATAGAATCTGTCGGAGTTACTGATTCGGCTCCTGTAGTTGCACTCGTTACTACACCACCAACAACAGAATCGTCTGAAGTAATAGATTCGCTAGTTTCAGCTGAAGTTACTCCGTAGCCTATAATAGAATCTGTTGATGTTATAGATTCAGTGATCACTGATGGGATTGAACTAATACCAACAACTGAATCTGTTGATGTTATAGATTCAGCGAAACTCGCGATAGCTCTATTCGTACCAACAATAGAATCTGTAGCGGTGAATGATTCATCGTAAGCAACATTCTTGGTAACATAACCAACCATAGTGTCTGTTGCTGTAATTGATTGGGCGCCAGTATCGAGTTCACCACTGGTGTAAATGCCTGCAACAGAATCTGTTGTTGTTATCGACTGAGTTCCAGTGTTTAGGTCAGATACATATGTCGCGTCATTTGTATTTGTTACAGTTATAGATTCTGTGCCAGAAGTTAGATTTACAGATCTGTAAGTTCCGTTAACAATTTCAGTTGCGTCAACTGATTCTGTTGTTGTAGCAACAGCTTTGTTAGTAGAATTTAATGAATCTGTAGCACTAATCGATTCGTTATATGCAACATTCTTGGTAACATAACCAAGCATAGATTCTGTAAGAGAAATCGTTTCTGGACCTAAGATACCACTAGTGACTCTAGCACCAACAACTGTGTCTATTATTGAAACGCTTTCGCTTAAACTCAATGCGAATATGCTTGACTGCGTTAGTGTTGTTAATGCTGGTGTGTTAACAGTTGCATTGATTTGATAATCAGCGAAAAGTTTTGTGCCAGAAGGATGTACTAGTTTTCTAACAACATCACGATACTTTTCTAGCAGTTCCGTTACACGAATAACATACGAAAATTCTTGATAATAGAAATTATCTTGGAGCTTATTATTCCATGACAAGAAACCTTTAGTGTCAACATATTTTCCAGGATAATTGGTAACACCTGTTGGTTGCGCCAATCCTTCACCGCTATAGGTCTTTTTCTGTATTGTGTATTTCGTAGCAGCAGCACCACTCACAGAACGACCAGCATGACTAGTAGTGAACGAACTATTTCCCTGAGTAGTATTCAACATATAGGCTGCAGAATATTTGTTAAAATTAGAACCTCTAGTTAATATGTTAAGTTCTGCAATTTCACCAGTTATTGTATTCGCAACAGCAACAGCATTTCTACCTAGATATCCACCATATCCGTCATCTACATTTAATTTCGTAATTTCATCATCAATGATAGTGATCGTAGGAATAGTTGTATAATTTTTTCCTGGATTGATGATAGAAATCGCATTGATCATATAGAAACTCGCGGTGCTATATGTTAATGCAGACGCGAGCGTAGATGAAACATTAGCCGCAGCCAATTTACTATAGCCGTTCGCGCGAGCATTTACGTTTGTTCGTGCAGTAGAAACGAATGTTTGCGCACCACCAATAGAATGAACTCTAAGCGCTGTACTAGATCCAGTGATACGAACAATATCACCAACAGCTAACTGAGAAGTGAATGCGCTACCGATACCATAAACAGTATTCGTAGAGGTTTTTGCTTTTAATATACCTGTTAATTTCTTAGTCACGGCAGCTGTATTAGCACCTTTACGAACAAAAAAGTCCGAATCAAGGCGAACGTTTTTCATATTCCCAATAATATCAGAATTCAATGCAGTAGGAATAGCTTCTGGATAATAAGAAGCAACAACAATTTCTGTTCCTGTGCCATCACCATTTACTCGAACACGAGTGTTGTTTTTAGTGTATCCAGATCCACCCTTGACAATACGAGCAGTTATACCTGTTGCTTCTTTAACTCTAGTAACAATAGCTGTAGCTGTAGAAGTCGAACCTGCTCCACCAATTTCAATTAAATCGCCTGTATTATGGCGCGAACCGCCTTCTGTTATGTTGAATTGTGTGACAGGACCAATTTGCGCACTAACGGTAGCGTAATTATTGTTATCGTCGAATACTCTTTCGCCATCAACGAATGTTCCGTCGATGCTTTCTACCGTCATGTCGTAAATAATCATTCCAGAAGAAATGGTAGAAACTACTCCCTGAACAACAGCAGTTGCCCCAGAAACAGCACCTGTTACTTTAATACCTCCGAACCCTGAAGGATTAATGTTCTTAGGTTCGCCGACACGAAGCTTTGACTCTCTGAGCCAACGTCCGTCAGACGCACGTAGAATATCATCGCCTGGATAATAGAAATCTACTTCTTTATTGAAAAGCGCACGAAATAGAAAACGATACGATTCTGGAGTACCTCGAGATTTATAAAAATCGCGAATATTCTTAATCAAAAGGCGTTGGTCTACAAGAGCGTCCTTTGGTATACTTGGCATAAGTTCGCGACGAAAATATTCAACAAAAGAATCTAATGTTCTGTCAATATCACGATAATCACTAAGAGAACGTGTTGCGTTAACAACCTTACCGTTCTGTTCCATATACTCAAAATATGCTTTCAGAAACGAAACGAATTGCGGTCCTTCTTCGCGAATAAACCCAGGAAACTGAGATTCGATTTGAGAAGATAATTTCTTAAATGTTTCGTTTGCGCCAGCTATTGCCATTAGAAGTTATATAACCTTCCGGTAGGAGTTAGCAATGTAGCTGTCTGACCCATCGTGTCTACGTTCGAAGAAACAGCAACCGTTTTACCTGTGTTGTCATCAATCACGTTAACGATAGTCTGAGACATTAATAAAATTTGATTTCGAATAGGAATGATATTGGGATTAACAGGAGAAACAACAATAGAAATTTCAGAACCAACAATAGTGCCAGGAACGAAACTATTAATATTCACCGTGCCAGTTTCGTAGTCTATGGTTCCTGCTGTATTGTTTGTGTATACTCTCGAAGAAATCCCACCAATACCAGTCGTATGATAAATGCGAAGCGTACCATATCCATTATCATCGAAATATGAATTAAAATCAGCATACTGGAACTGCGAAGAAGTTAAGCAACCAAATGCAGAATTCTGTATAGTATCACTCAAAGAACCTAGTCTTTGAATCTTATGATTGAATTTCAATGTATATGAGTTGATGCCAGTAAAATTAGGCACAAATGTTTTTCTCAAACGAATATTTGCGTTTGTAGAAACGATAGCATCATCAACGCTGTCTAGAAAATCTAAGAATCTTGAATATCTAAAACGCTGACCAAATCTTGAAAGATAAGCACTTTCGTATGCTATGACTTTATTGGTTATAGCGTCAGCAATTTCACCAGGAGTTTTTGCAGTTTGCGAAGGAACATAACGCACGTCAATTTCTGGCATAATATACAGATAAGTTGGATCAACAACTTCTACGTCAATTGATTGTACATTGAACTTACGAACAGAAGTACGAATATCAGTTTTGCGAGTTGTTGAGAATAGAGTTCCGGTTTTAGGTTTCGGACAAACAAATACTTTACCATATATCGGAGGAACGTTTTCTTCGCCACCCCAAACAGTAACAGCTTGAATATCTGGATTTTCACGAAGCAGAATACGCTCATAGTCGTATGATGTTACGCTACGATTTTGGGTTTCATATTGAAGAGGAGCATTAAAACGAACCGACTCAATTGATTCGATAGCAGCACCACCTGAAGCACGACCTACTGGTTCGATGTATATGCCATTTTGTCCGTCAATAGTAGAACCAACAACATTAAAGATATTAGCGCCATTTGGAGCTGCACCATTACAAACACGATAAGAAACAGCAACAACACTTGATGTGGATGGTAATTTACCTAAAACGCCATCACCGAAAACAACTTTATATCTCTGCTCTTTATCCGCTTCTACGAAATATATCTGAGAACTAGAATTGATAGTCAATATGTCATCTACTTTAACGTAATTTTGTGTATTACCGCTCGTAGTGACAGTTACAGTGATGCTCGACGTATCTACGTTATCGTTAGGTAAAACGAATGATGTGTTAGATGCGCGATTGAATAAGAATCTGTGAGTAAGCGGAACACCTTCTGTGATACGAATATATTCGGAAAATCCATCATCAGTGTTAGCCGTAATTGTGTATGTTTGAGGCGCAACGAATGTGTATGAAGTTCCGTTAACTGATGTAGTGAACTTAGTGTCTTTAGCGACACGAATAGAACGGAATGTTGTATTCGCTACCGAATTCGTGAAGATAAGCTTGACGTTCGCACTCGCGCCTCGCGCGCTCGTGGGAGTATATCCTAATTTTTTAGCATGAGACACAACGCTATCATAGAGCTGTGCTGTGTCTAAGAACGACTCGTTAGCAGCCATATTAACGTAGAACGCATTATAGTATGTGTTATATGCCAATAAGTCTAGAAGCGTTCCTAGAGCAGAGTCGTTAAAATCGTAGTCTGTGAATTCAGGTTTAGCAGCAATGAACGTGCGCAGATTTGCACGAATCGTATCGTAATCTAATCCTGTTACTATGAGATCTGTATTAGCAGGCATTAGCGGACCCTATTAAGATTGACGTCCAGCGATACGTCGTTGAGTGTACCCACGTTTCGGAAACGTACAGTAACCGATAGTGCGTTTTCATCTGTATATTCTTTTACTGTTACTGATTCTCTGCCGTCTTCAGACTCGAGCTTCACTCTTGGCTCGTAGTTTCCGATAGCGATATTAACCATCGTCTCGAATTCTGATTTCGTGATAGAGTTGAAATTCTCAAACAAACGAGCACGAATATTGCCGCCGAATTCTGGGTGAAACGGGCGCTCGTAGTGATTTGTCATGACAAGATTCTTGACGGCTTGCTTAACGGCTTCGTCGTCTTTTTTGATTATTAGCTTACCAGTCGTAGGGTGACGTCTAAACGCAAGGTCGAAATCCCTGTTCGTCGCTTTATTAAGATATGCCGGCAGAGATTTCTTTTGCATAAACCCTTTTCCTTTATCTTATTTATTCTTGACAAACAGTGGTATTTACATTATAATATGAAATGTAATCAGGCGTTAGTAATAGCTTTAGCAGCCCTTTCAGCCATATCAATAATATGCAAAGCTTCTGCCACAGTTGTGTTAGACTTTATCTGTGGATATTTCTTTTTCATATCAGCATAGCTCATAGAAGTGAGTTTACTATAGTCTGTCATCTGTTCCAGTTCAGCCATATGCTTTTCGATTTTAGCAGCAAGCTCTAGTCGTTTTTGTTCTTGTGCTAACAATTGTTGGTCGCGACCATATCCACCAGCGCCCCAGTTAACTGTATTCGCAGTATTTGTTAACTTCTGTTCGCCGTATGAAGTTTTTGCAGGTCCACTATTAATTAGGTTCGTTTGAGGTGCGATGGTTGACATCATCCCCATAAAAGCAGATAAAGGTTGAGTCAATGTCGCTAGAGTACCTCCAGCAGCTGCTTCGGCGAATAGATTTTTCATCTGTAATGCTTTAACAGGTTTTGCTGGATTAGCTGTTTTCTGAGGTTTAATAGCGTTTGCTGTAGGAGTTTTGCCTGGAATAGGGAGCATTTTCATTACTCCTCCAGCCAAATTCATATTCGGTATCATTGTATTTAGATTGATTCCGGCACCTGAAGCTGCTCCACTAATCATTTTATTCGCTATAGCATTCACATTTATCATAGGAAATTTCGCAGCAATTCCAGCTGCTGAAGCTGCGAATGCGATAGGATTACTTGCTAAACCAGCAAGACCAGCAACCTGACTCTGAAGATTAACAACATTCTTAAGAGCGTCCGCTCCAGGAATATCAGACAATAGATTTCCATTAACAGCTTTAAATAATAAAGCAGCTGGTCCTTTTACTTGAGCAGTTAAGTGAGCTTTAACACCAGCAATTTGTCCTGCTATATTATGTGCACCTGCTGCGGCTGCACCGACTCCTCCTGGAAGTCCTGGGATTCCAGCTGTAACTGCTCCCATAGCACCTTTCATAGCTTCCATAGGACCATCCAATCCAGGAGGCACAAAACTTTTTGCTAATCCTGTTAGTGAAGATAAACCACCACCAAGAGCACCTGCAGCTGCACCAGCAGCACCTCCTAATGCGCCTCCCAAAGCTCCTGCAGCAGCTCCTCCTAATGCATTTGCTGCTCCGCCTAATGCTCCAGCAGCTCCAGCCAATCCGGCGGCTCCAGCTAATCCACTAGCGAAATCTGCAGCTTTTGATGCGGCATTAAGAGTCGCCAATCCTTTCATCACATTTGGATCTATTTGAAATGTTGGAGGTTTAAATCCCATAGGATTTGCGAGCATAGCTGCAGCATTTGCTTTATTAATCATGTCTGGATGTTTCATACTCAAGTCATCAATCATGTCTTGAATTTTATCAGCACCTTTGTACATGATTTGCTGACCATTAATTGTATACATTTGTCCTGGAACTGCGTCTGGAAAAGCAGTTGCTATTTTATAATCTTGCGATACTTGATCTACCATTAACCACCTGCGAATACGTTTGGAGAACCTGCAGCAACAGAAGTGCAACCAGAAATTCCGTCACCAATTCTACCGACACCTTTACCGTTTGCGAAAACAGTAGTAGAACCAGTTGTGATAGCTGCTGAATGGGACGGACAAGGAGCACCAGGAAGTAGATGTGAAGTGTTTACGTCACCTTGACGACTTACGCCTATGCCGTTTATAAACACGTCTGAAGATTTTCCTTGCCTAGTCATTCCCGAACAATGAGCAACGTCTGCGTCACCAAATCTAGTTACTGCTGGCATTATTTCTTTTCCCTTTTCATAAGCTCTTTTAGTTTATCATTCCATTCGGCAATTTCATCGTGTTCATCATGCGTATGAGGACCTTCAGAAATTTCTGGTAAAAACTGTATCACATGATCAAATGATTCAGGAATATCTTCGAATCGAGTATATTCTGTCAATATATTATTGTTTTTGATAACAAACTTATATGCCATGATAAATCACTAATTCAGATAAATGTTAGAAGCTGTTGCAGTCATGTTACCCGAAACACCAATACCTAATTCACCACCAGCACCAAGCCCCATATTATCAGCCGATACTATAGATACGTCACCACCAGAAACGATACCAGTTGAACCAGCAGTCATATTAGCCGAATCACCAGAAGTTGTTACATTTCGATTACCACCTACTGTTTCAACCATATTAGACCCTGTAATATGCTCACGTTCACCGCCAGTTCTATGTGAAGTTTTCCCATTCACCTGAACACGTTGGTCGCCTCCAGTTTCTTGGAGATTATTTCCAGCCGAAACAACACGAAAATCACCATGCGTGACGATTTCATAATCACCTTTAACTTCCTGTTTCATACTTCCGGTGACATGAATGAACACATCACCATCAACAGTAAGATTGAACTGACCAGTAATCTTCTGATCTTTTCCTGCTTCAAGAAATTCCTGATCTTGTGCTACGACCTTACTGATACGAGCGCCGTCATCTTTGATTTCAATGTAAGTCCCGCTCGCATGATAAATATGAATACGTCTATCATTTGGAGAATTGTCTATCTCAATCTTATGACCAGCTTCAGTAGTTGTGACATGATTCCCAAGATATTTGGAACTACTACCACCTGGTTTTTGCTCTTGATATTTTGCCATTATTTAATCCTTATCCAAATGGACTACCAACGTCCGTAGCTGCATTTCCAGTTCCGCCTGGATTGCTTTGAATCAATGCTTTTGTTTCATCAGGTGCTGCTCTCATTTCTGGAGTTGAGCTAGCAGCTTCAATTTCAGCAGAAGTTATACCAGCGAGAGCGTCTTTAGCTTGTCCAGCATCTGGCACTTCGATATCTGGGGCAGAAGCACCACTATCAGTAGATTTCATCGGATGTTTCTTAGGAGGAATAGGAGCAGTAGTAGCTTTCGCTCGTTTTTCTTTATCTATGATTCTAGCGTCCGAACCTCGTTCCTGATCTGAACGACCAGCGAGAGAAGTAGAACTATCATCATCAAGAGAAGGATGAACTGCAGGATTTCCACCCACACCATTTTGCCCACCAAACATTTTACCTACACTATCCATAAGTCCTGCGACTAATGCTACTTTTTGCAGAATAGTGAGATTTTTTTGCTGTTCTAGTATTTGATAAGGAACAGGTTCTATAATAAGTTCGCCATTCGTAGTATCTTTCGCGAGCGTAGCGCGAGTATTAACGTCTACGACTCTAGCTTCTACGTTATATGTTCCTTCGAATAATGGACTATCAAAATGAAGTTTCCACACATTAGGAGTAACTTTTTCATCAACACCTAGTTTACCATCAAACAATTTGTATACAACGTAATTGATTTCTACTTCGATAGTTTCGCGAGGAATTCCTTTAGCATCTATTCGAGTGTAATCAACTGTTCCCGTAAGAATAGGCATAGTGTTCGAAGTTCTTAAAGGTTTTACGGTGATACTCGCCATTACTTAGCACCTCCAGAACCTGGAGCTCCTTGACCTGCTCCACCTTTCTGTTGAATATGAGGCATTGTAGCAAGCACAACAGGAACCTGACCAGCAGCACCGTCCATGAAAAATCCTAGAACCTTAGTTCCTTCTGCAATTCCTGTTGGACTTTGACCTACTCCACTGATAGAAGCAGAAGTTGTAGGAGTACAAACATAACACCACGGAAGGTCTTTAGTAGGAAGAACTCCCTTATCTTGTGAATGATGTACGTCGATACGGACTTTGATTCGTCCGAGCTTTAGATTATCTTTTTGCCCTGAAAACTGACCAGAACCGCGATCTTCAACAGTGCCCATCCACCATTTCATGCCGTCCTGGCCCATTACTGTGCCTTCTTCAGCCATTATGCAACTCCCGAATTACCAGATGAAGATTTGTTTTTAGAATCAGATTTGCATTCTAAAATACAATTATATTTCATATCGTTTTCTTCTTTATATATAATATGTTTTATAGAAGTAACCAAGAACGAACCGGAACGCTGGTCCAGTTCCATATTTTCTTGGTTGCCTGGAATATTGATTTTCACTTTAATTCCTGGTTTATATGCAGTGTTTCCAGGAACACGAATATTTATGACCAGATTATCTAGCTGAACAGCAGCAGACGACTGAGCTGCATGTTCAGGAAGCGAACGTTTATGCTCAGCAATTTCAGGGTCGCGCGAGTCGCGAAATTTACTTTTCACTTGACCTGGAGCTACGATTAGATTATATCTTTCACCACGACCACTGGTTTGCTTTTGAGTTAGTTGCGTAGAACCTGTATGAGTAGTATCACCTGCTCCGTCACGTTTACCTTTTTCCGACGAGTCGACTTTTCCTGTCGTGGGGTCGTAGAAATACCAGTGATCTGAATCTGCGCCATTATAGCTAGAATCTAAGCTATTGAAATCGCCTTTCTGGTCGAACGAAATGATTTTGAAATTAGGATCACCACCAGCAGCACCGATGTTCTGAGCAGCATATGAAAATGTGTACTCGTCACCACCAGAAAGCATTTTATCTACTGTGCGAAAATGATATCCGTCGCGGTCTTGATAGAAAAGATAGTTAGACGCTTTTGCTTCAGCTGATTTGCCTTCTTTAGCAGCCCAACGAATAGCAGTGATTGGAGACTTACCAGTTCCATGATAGCTCTGCTTATCTTCAGTTTCTTCGTTAGTTGCTAGATCTTTTTTCAGAGTCTTAGTTTCTTTGGTGTATTCTTCGTGCCAATCTTTGACCATATCGGACACTTTTTTGCCCTTATATGCTTTGACAATTTCTTTTTGATTCTGTTCGAGAAACTCTTGAGGTACGCAGTTGATATTAAACATGTCCTGATTACTTTTCACGCGCATGCGATTACCCTGCATTGCAGTTACGAAATTCATCTTGATCGTGCTTTTACGATCACCAAACATAATAGATACGTCTTCGCCGCCTTTAAGATTAGCTCTTTGATTGAATCCGCTAGAATCGTTAACAGTTAAATTACATGATGCGCAAGGTGCGTATATGCTTTCAAAATACTCCAGCATATTGATTAGCTGTTTGATTTCTTCGCCGTTAACAGATACCTGATTTAAATTGCCGCCGCCTACATCACTCATCTTACATATGTACCTTCATCAAAAATATATGGATGCTGCTCTTTAATAAGAAGCGTAAAGTTAAGGTCTAATAGAAATATGTTTTTGTTATCGTCGTTTATTTTACTTTCATGTTCAAATATAGTAACTGCTTTGCGCTCTGACGCGATCAGTGAAGTGTATGTTGTATAATCAACCGTAATAGTTTTTTCTTGAATGATGCGCTGAATACCAGATTCAGTTAAGAGCTGATAAGGCGTGATGATTTGCTCATAATGGTGATTTGTTCTCATAGCGTATTCTACGCTGCCATATTTCTGTTTGATATATGAATTGAACTGCTCGTATGTACGAGGCCACTGGAAATAAGGATCATGAATTTCATTAGCAATTAACACAAGCCAATCTAGGGTCTGGTCACTATAGTATTGATAAGCCACAGTATCTGGACGATCACCATCTTGCAAAATATAATTATCGAAATGAACTTTCGCGTTCGATATGAAACTGGTCAAAGCAAATCGTCTAGTGATATCAGTAACACTAACAGATTTGGTTTCTTTTGGAATACGATACTTGATCGTAGGAAACGGTCTAAAATAAAACATTTAGTTGAACCTTTGACCTGTTATGGGATCTTTGTAATCCAATGAATTCTTTGTGATAATTTCGGTTTCTCTAAACGATAATGTTAACTCAATTTCGACAGGTGCAGGAATTCCACCGCCATTTGCGTCGCGAACATATCCAGCATAACCCTGGGAATGATAATTCACTTTGATATCTGTACATACAGATGGGCGCAAATCGAATAGATACTCTGGATGATTAAACTTGATTTCAAAATACTCTGGATACTTGAAAAACAAACCTCCACCAACAAACTCTGGATGAGTATAGAATCTCATCATTTTAATAATATCGCGTATAGTATCCGACTCTTGGCGATTCTTAGGTGATAGTTTCCAGCTAAAACTATGATCACGAAAATCAACGCCTGTAAACAATAGTATTTTGTTAGGGTTTAGTGCAACACCACCAGCAGTTTTGAGCACAGCTGCAGCAACGTCTTCTCCACCTGCCGCCTTCATTCCTGCTTGAACTTTTGCATTCTGTCCGGCTATTCCTAATGCAATTCCTGCCATAGCAGCACCAGTCGCAGCTCCCCCACCCATTTCTTGATTACCGTACATTGCTCTATCGAATGGTTTTATTATAGAACCAGCAGCAGCACCTAAATCTTTTTTAGAATACTCAGGATTGTAGTCGGTAGAAAGATTAGAAGGCAAGGGTAAGAAAACTGAACCACCTGCAACGTTGAAATTACTTCCTATATTTACTCCAAACCCACTAAGAATTCCTGCTGCTAGTCCGTTTGTTTGCTTAGCAGTAAACGAAACCCAATGGTCTAGGTTGACTAGATCGTCTGGAAATGTTAATCTTGCGCCAGAAAACTGATCAGTACCAATTCCCCCGTTAGCGAGTGAAGCTAGAGTAATACCCGCGCCAGCAAGCGCAGCAACAGCACCGACAGCTCCAACAGTTCCTATTGCAGTTCTTCTGGCAACTAGTCTGGCTAAACTTGATAAGGCCATGCAGTATCCTTTCTTTTTTATATTTATATCGTATACATATGAGTATGGCTACTTACAAAGGCAGATTCGTCCCCAAAAATCCCGCAAAATACAAAGGCGATCCTACGAAAATCGTTTATCGATCGTCGTGGGAGCTTCGCTTTATGAAATATCTCGATGAGAACTCAAACATTATCCAATGGGCATCGGAAGAACTAGCTATCCCATATAAGTCCCCGCTAGACGGACGATGGCATCGCTATTTCCCAGATTTCCTCGTGCGCATGCGCGATCGCGAGGGAAACATAACTGTCAAGATGATTGAGATTAAACCTCGCTCGCAGTCGGTCCCACCTACTCCTAAGAATAAAGGTTCTAAACCAACCAAGAGATATCTACAGGAAGTAGCAACTTTCGGAATAAATAGTGCTAAGTGGCACGCAGCTAAAGACTATTGCGAAGACCGTAAATGGCAATTTGTTGTGCTTACAGAAAAGGAATTAGGGCTTTAATGGTTGCTTACATATTCGACACAATCGTTAAACGCGGAGCTAAGGCTGGTGTTAATCCTTCTATTAAAAAGAGTAGTCGTGATTGGTTTCGCGAGCAAGCTAAAACCGTAACAACCGCAAATCCTACTCGCATGATACGCAGTAATGCTGCTAGGATGACTGATAAACCTCTGATTGGTCGTATGTATCTATTTCAGTACGACCCAAAAACTAAGGATAAACTCCCATATTATGACAGATTTCCTTTGGTCATCCCTATCGGTTCTAACAGAACTAACGGATTTGCTGCGAGCGGAGGGTCATTCCTCGGACTCAATCTACACTATCTACCGCCGGTTCTTCGTGCTAGATTAATGGATGCACTTTATAAAGTTGCGTCTACAAAAGAAATCGATGAAACAACCAGACTGCGAATATCGTATAATATTCTAGCTCAGGCTACTCAATATCGTTTCTTTAAACCATGCATCAAACGATATCTGATTTCACAGACACGCAGTAAGTTTTTCTACATAGAGCCTACAGAATGGGAAATGGCTTTGTTTCTGCCTCTTGATAGATTTGTTGGCTCAACAAAACAACGCATTTATCGCGATAGTCGCAGCAGGATTTAACAATGCCATTTAACATCGCAGATTTCAATTCGTCCATCGCTAAGTCTGGAGTAGCAAGCACTTCTCATTTCGAAGCTATGATTCTTGGGGGACCTGGATCATACACGAGCGGAAGAGGTATGTCTACTACGAACGTGCTTTCATACTTTGGTTTAGAAGAAGGTATGCGATTTCGTATCGAATCTCTTAATATGCCTGGCAGAAATTTAACCACATTAGACCAGAATTATCATGGTCCAACTCGTGCCATGCCTTATAGATTTACTCAACAACCAGTTTCTATGACAGTTATCCTCTCGCGCGACATGCGTGAGCGCGAAATATTCATGCGTTGGCAAGATTACTTCGTAGGACATTATCGCGCTAATCCTAATCGAAATGTTATGAGGGGTCAGTTCGACACGAAGTATTATCAGGGTGGAATTGGAACTGTAAAAATCCTACAATATTCTATTCCTCTTGATGAAAAAGTTAAATCTAACAACGATACTTCTGGTAACAACTATACACTACAAACAGAAATCCTACTAGAAGAAGCATTCCCTATTTCTGTTCATGATATCGCTATGGCTTGGGGTGATGAAGGATATGGTAAGCTTCAGGTAGAAATTAGATATCATCGTTCAACAGAGTTAAATCATACGTTTCCATATACGAGTTTGTTTGACATGGATAAATCAAACAGAAGATAACATGAGGTGAATTATGGCATTACCTAAAATCGCAGTTGCTAAATTTGGACTAGAACTACCATCTACAGGAACCCGAATCACATTTAGACCGTTTCTTGTGAAAGAAGAAAAGATGCTGCTTATGGCTGCACAATCGGAAGATTCGCTTTCGATGATTGATGCAGTTAAAGACGTAATCGCAGCATGTACCGATGATGTTAATGTTGAGAAAATTCCATACTTTGATTTGGAATATCTGTTTCTCAATATCCGAGCTAAATCTGTTGGCGAAATCGTTAAGTTAGAATATCGTCACACTGGTGGAGTAAATTATCAGGGGATAACATGCGAAGCTGTTACTCCTGTAGAAATCAACCTCGAGCAAGTTAAAGTTGATAAGTTGCCTGAGCATACTACGAAAATTCAGCTAGACGATAAGCTCGGTATGGAAATGCGTTATCCTACTATCAATGACGTTCGTAAAGTCAGTGAAGGCAGTGACGAAATTGAAATGCTGGCTAAGTGTATTCTTCATGTGTACGATGATGATAACATTTACGAACCAGACAATATCGAAGACTCGGTTAATTTCATCGAGTCGTTGAACAGCGCTCAGTTCACTAAGATTATGCAGTTCATTGGAACTATGCCAAAACTACGCCACTCGTTTACTTACAAATGTAAGGGATGTGGTCAGGAAGATAAGGTGACGCTGGAGGGAATGGCTGATTTTTTTTAATGATCCTCTCTCATAATACTCTTGCGAATTACTACCAGACCAATTTTTCGTTAATGCAGCACCACAAATACTCGCTGAGTGACATAGAAGGTATGATTCCGTGGGAGAGGGATATCTATGTTAAAATGTTGGTTGAATATCTTGAAAGGTTAAAAGACGAACAAGAAAAGCAAAGGCGATAAATGGCCAAAGATAAAAGAATTGTAGCAGGCGTTATAAGCGATACGAAATACTATTACGCAAGTGATGGTTCGGTCGTTGACGAAGATGGTAAACCAGCACCTGCTAAATTCGCGGCTATGTTTCCGCCTATGCCTGAGCAGAAACCTGAACCTGTCAAGGAAACGAAACCTAAGAAAACACGTCGCAAACTAAAAGACCTTGCGGGTAGAATTAAGAACTCGAAATACTATTACGATGCCGAAGGCAATGTCGTAGACGAAGAAGGTAAACCTGTAAACGAAAAACTCGCTGGATATTTCGGTAAGCGAGAAGAGCTGCGTAAAGACATACCTAAAGTAGAACCTAAGAAACAAACTGATATGATTGACGGCAAAAGATTGCGAGTCATAAATTCAGAAATAGGTAAAGCTATACGAAGCACGCAAAATCTCGTACAGTCTAACGAAATAATTCAAGATAAAATGACGACTATGTTTGACTCGTTTAACGACGTAGTCAAAACACTAGGCGACCAGAACGACGCGATCGTACAACGACTAATTCAACAGAACCAAGAGTTTCAAGATAAGGTCATAGAAACATTATCTGGAGTTCCGGGAGCTACAAAAGCAGGTGGTGCTAAACCAAAAAAGATAAATCCTAGAGCAGTTGGTGGTTCTAAGGCAGCTAGAGGAACAGAACTCAAAGTAAAGACAACCAATTATCGCGAAACTCGTAAACAAGAAGTCGAAGATCGCGCGCGACGCATAGCTGAGATTAAAACTAAACGCGATATTAAATCTATAGTTGTTGGTTCTTTGATAGGAGCAACTGCTGGTATTGGTGCTGGCGCATTAATTTCTGCTATCACGCCTAGCACAACTGCTCCATCAACTCCTACTCCTCCAGGAGGTGCTCCAGGAGGAACTACTCCTAGTGGTCCAGGCGGAGGTAACGGAGACACGACTCCTGGCAGCGGAGGCATGACTCGACTAAAAACTAAGAGCGGAAAAGCATACGAGGTCGACTCTAAATTCGCTGCTAATTTCAAAGGATTTGTTGACGAGCTCGAAGCCGCTGGATATCAAATCAAAAGTATTGGAGGATACAGTCCGCGCCCAGGATGGCACGGAAAAGGTATGGCGATTGATATTAATCCCGACCAGAATCCTATGCTCATTAATTCTGGCGGTAGAATTATAAACAAACTCACTGGACAAGAGTCTAGTAATCTAAAGAATTCTAAGTATCCATTTGGTTACGGTACTGATAATTTCGGTTCTATTGACGTAAGTTCTATGGCTAGAAAATGGGGACTTGGTTGGGGTGGAAATTGGAAAAGTTCATCAGACACAATGCACTTTTCTGCTGGAGCAAACGAAGGTGGAACTGGAGTTGTGCCTGAAGGAGGTCCTCAAGTTGCGGTTAATGGTGGCGCAGGTGCAGGTTCTCCTACAGGTGGAATAGCACCAGCACCTGCACCTGCGCCACCAGGAACAGGAACAGGTGGAGTAGGTACTACTCAGGCTCCGGGAGCAGGCTCTATATCAGCAGGAACATCTGGTGCTGGTGCGGCTCCAGGAACTATCGCAAGAATCAATGAAGTAGGTCCTGGATATAATGTTGTTCAGCTTGGTGATGGAAGCGTAGAACGTCGCGCAGGCGCACGAAACTGGAGAAACAATAATCCCGGAAACATTGAATACGGCAGCTTTTCTAAATCAGCTGGTGCGATAGGTTCTGATGGTAGATTTGCTATATTCCCTTCGTATGAAGTGGGTCGTGCTGCTAAAGAAAAACTATTGTTCGAAGGTCGTTCTTATAGCGGAATGAGTATTCAGCAAGCGATATATAAGTATGCTCCTCCTAGTGAAAATAACAGTGCTGCTTATGCCGCGAATGTAGCTGCTGCAGCGGGTGTTTCACCTTCGACTGCATTGACAGCTTTGAATGCTGATCAAAGAAAAGCCATGCTCAACGCTATGGAAAAGGTTGAAGGATTCAGATCAGGAAAAATTACAAAAGTCAGCGAAGGCAATACTCAAGTTGCTTCAGCTGGAACTCCTCCTAAAGCATACGCCGCTGGTGATCCATATGTTCCTAACACTGGACCAGCAATCGTTGGTGAAAGAGGTCCTGAATTAGTCATAGGTAAAGATGGTTCGTCTAGATTAACAGGAGACGGTCCTCGTATTGAAAACTTGAATCAGGGTGATTCTGTTGTTCCTGCTGATAAGACCAAAAAATTAATGGGTTATGCTGAAGGCACGTCGGCTGACATTACGAAATTATTGCCAGCCGTTAATTATGAAATGGATAAAAACTCCTATTTCAAAAAAGGAGAACTTAACAGATATGAAACAGATCCTCGTCCTGATCTACCATTAGGATCATCAGCAGATCTGTTTTATAACGGTGATGAAAAGACTAGAAAAGCGCGACTACTAGATTATCAAACTAATCCAGATTCTGAAGGTAAATCAGCATTTGAAGCTGGTTATCAGTATCGTGGTTTTAGTAACATGTATAATAAAGCTGGTGATATCGGCAGACCTGAAAAGAAAATGAGCGACGTATCTTACAGCGAACTCATCGAGCGTTCGAAACGAGCTGATGTTGAAACATTAAAGCCTGGTGAAGGAATCTTTGGATATGCTGAAGGCACATCTTCTGCGGATATCTTAAAGCTATTGCCAGCCGTTAATTATGAAATGGATAAGAATTCGTATTTCAAAAAAGGAGAACTTAACAGATACGAAACTGATCCCCGTCCCGATTTACCATTAGGTTCAACAGAAGATTTATATTTTAACGGCGATGAAAAGACAAGAAAAGCTAGATTATTAGATTATCAAACAAATCCTGATTCTGAAGGAAAAACTGCATTCGAAGCAGGATATCAGTATCGCGGTTTCAGTAATATGTATAATAAGGCTGGCGATATTGGTGGACCTGAAAAGAAAATGAGTGATACTTCGTATAGCGAGCTGGTCGAACGTTCTAAGCGACCTGATGTTGAAACACTAAAGCCAGGTGAAGGTGTTTTCGGTAAGCTTGAAGGATATGCTGAAGGAACTTCTAATTCTAAAGATTTTGAATTTTTAAACTATAATCCTCTCGGTGGTTTCGTCAACGATAAAAAAATTGACCAATCGCTTGTTCAGTTTAGACGTCGCGCGCATGGGCAACGTATGTCTGAATCTTCGGCGGAAGATAGAAAAGGTTTCGAACGAATTCAAAAAGGTGCGAGCGGTGAAGATTATGGCGCACATAATAGAACATTTTATTATGAAAAAGATATCCCAGGGCTCAACGGTTTAACTAGAAATTCAGTAACCGCAACAGGATATTATAATCCTATTACGGATAAACATTATTCACCAGAGTCTGGTATCAAACAAAGTCAACGTAGTTCTCCAGAAGCAATTAAAAGCAAACTTGAAATGTGGAACATAAACGCAAATGCGATGTCAGAACAAAATGCAATGCAAGAATATACTCAACCTCCAGCAGTGAAAACAGTAGTAATTAATAACAATAGAACAAACAACGTAACAAAAACAGTCAATCAGGGTTCATCTCTACCTCAGTTAGATAGAAACGAATCAGCTAATCCGCTCGCACAGGGTGGCAATAAACGTACTGCTATGGGAGCATTCTAATGGCTATATCGAAACTCGTTAAGTCAGGTCAGTCATTTGATCGTCCCAGCGTTTCTGCATTCTTTGGTAAAGCTGGTCCTGCGAACGATAATCTACAGAAACAATCAGATATGTTTTCTGGAGGTAATTTCGTCAGCAGCATCACGAATATGTTGCAACAACTTAATGGTCAGTTGCAAAAACTACAAGAAACTTCTCAGAAAACGATACTTGCGTTCAATAAGATAATCAAAGATATTCGCGACGTTAAAAAAGATATCGTATCAAAGTTTCGCATCGTTAACAACGAATTGAATTCTAACAAACTTGATTTCGTCAATGGCATACGAGGAGGCGAACTACCTAAACCAATAACAATGCCAGAACCAGGAACTCCTGTTCCTGCGAACGCACCTGCGGCTGCAGCAGCTGCTCCTGCTGGCGGTGGATTTGATTTATTTTCTTCACTAGCAGATTTGCTAGGCGGTGCTAGTTTATTAAAAGATCTTATCAAGTGGGCTCCAAGAATTGCTCCTATACTTGGTTCCGCAACGGTAATTGGATTAGCTGGATATGCTACATTTGAAGCTTTCAAAAAGGCTATGTTTAGTATAGCCGAAATCGCTGATTGGGTTGAAGAAAAGCTTGGGTTGAAAAAACTATACAAAGAACGTATGGAAACTCAAGAATATAAGGATATGCAGGACACGCAAACTAAGATCACCGAAGACGCTCGCAAAACGAACGTTGATAAGGGTGATCGTATTAAGATGATGCAGAAAACTCTTGATGATAATAAGCTGCAAAAGAAAGACGTTAAGACTCTACAAGGCGATATCATTACGATGATTGATGGTCGTCAGTTTGATATTAAAACTCAAAAACCAGTAGAAGCAACACCAGACACTACTACGGCTGCTCCTGCTGCAACACCTGCTGCTACTACTCCAAGCGCACCAACCGATAATGCGCAAACTCCTGCTGCAGCAGCACCTGCAGCAACTGCTCCTACTCCTGGAGGCGCAGCAGAAGATAAGAAAACTCCCGAAGCTCCAGCAGGCGGTGGAGGCGGAAGCGGAGGCGAAGGTGGTGCAGGAGGTTCTCCTGCAGCTAGCGCTCCTGCAACTACTCCTGCTGCTCCTGCTGGCGGAGGTGGCGGAGGTGAAGGTTCTCCTGCAGCTAGTGCTCCTGCGACAACACCATCTGCTCCTACTGCAACACCATCTGCGCCTGGTTCTAATGCTCCCGCACCTATGCCTGCTCCAGCTGCTCCATCAGCAGGAACTGGTGGTGTAGGTTCTATTCAAGCACCAGGCGCAGGATCGCCAACACCAGCAACCACACCTCCTGCTGCTACTCCTCCCGCCGCACCTCCAGCAGGAACACCAACTCCAACAGCTAGACCTACTGGAGATGAATTAAAAGCTTTAGGAGGAATAGAAAGAACAACTCCAACTGAGCAAGCGCAGCAACAAGCACAACAGAACACTGCTGCTATTCAGAATCCTATGGCTCTTATGGCAGCTAAGATGGAAGCTGCTAAACAAATCGACGAAAATAAACCGAAAGCTGCCGAACCAAACACAATTGTTAAAGGTGAAGCACCTGTTTATACCGCTATGGGCGATCTTGCGATGCCAGGAACTCCTGATCAAAAGTTTGTTGGATCAGGAAGAGGTTCGGTTGTTGAAGGATTAAACGACAGAGCTAATGCTCAAGCAGTTGGTTCTGGTCGCGGTTCTGTCATCGAAGCTCCTGGAGCACGAGCAGCTGCTAATGCGCCGAAACCAAAACCAGCTGCTCCTGTTGCCTCTGCACCTGTAGTAGATCCGCACGCTAAATCTAAAGCATTATTCCAAGAAGTGTTGGATATCGAAAAGCAAGGTGGTAACAGCACAGCAAAATATTTTGAAGCTGATAAACAACGTATGGCTGAACTTGCTGCTATTAAAGATAAACCAGCAGAAGGGGCTCCAGCGGCAGCTAAGAAAACTGCGCCTAAAAAAGAAAAAGAAATGTCCGCTATGGACAAAATGCGTATGGGTCGCGGTGCTGGTGATCATACTGCTCCTATGGGATTAGGAGACGAATCTGCTGGATATACAGGAGCTGCGGGTGATATACTACAGGCTGGATTAGATCAACAGAAAGCATTAAATGCTGGACCCGAACCTGGATATAGCGGAAAAGGTGGTCAAGTTCTACAGACTAATCTTAATGATGCAGCTGTTGTTGAAGCAGAACAGCAAAAAGAACGCGCAGCAGCTGCACAGAAAATGCAAGCAGTTGACGACGCTGACATGGCTCGCGCTCCAGGTGAACGCTCAGTCATGGCAACAGACCAAGCTAAGATAGAAGCTATTAAATCTGGAGTGACTCCAGCTGCTGCTGGTGCAAGAACATTACGTCAAGCTGGAGCACAAATTGGCCCTAAACCAGCAGACTTAGAACCTCCACCGAAAATGTCAGATCAAGGTGCAGGAGAACCTCAAATTCAAAATAACAACCAGACGCAAAATAGTGGAACATCTTCTGGTGGTGAAGGTAATAATGTTGCTGGGCAAAACCTTCCTATGAAAGCAACTAATGATTGGTTGAAAGATTTTATCGAACGTCAGCAAATATCTTATCAATAAAAAAGGGAGGGCCGAAGCCCTCCCAGGTAGTCGTAGGGGAAAGGAATAAACCCTACGATCAATCGTCATCCTCAGCCAGTTTGTTGAAGAAATCCAAGTCGTCATCGTCTGCTGCCTTCATAGGCTTAGCTGGCGTTGTCTTACCTACTGCAGGCGCTGCTACGGGGCGAGCAGTAGGACGTTCAAAAGGGATTTCGTCTTCCTCAATCTTACGAGAATTAGGCTCAGATAACACCTTATCCAAACGAGCCTTAAGATCAGCATAAGACTTGAACTTATCCGGGGCAACCAACTCAGCGAGTGAGTACTCACCTTTCCAGATAGCTTCCATGTTATCGTCATCGTCAGACAGCGGAGCAGACTCGGAGAACTCGCTCTTATCGTAGTTACGATAACCTTCAACCTTGCGAATCTTGAGCTTGAAATCAGCTCCGTTCCACAGGTCAAAAGGATTCATGGGAGTCTCATCCTCGAACTGAGGATTCATCTTTTCATTGATCTTATCGAAAATTTTCTTACCGAACTTATACAGGAACACCTTGCCTTCGTTCTCAGGATGAGCAGGATCCTTGACAACGTAGATATTGGCGATATAAGTCAAACGACGCTTACGCTGACGTACGATTTCCTTATCCTTGTCATTACCTGAGTTCCAAAGCTTGGAATTCATTTCAGATACAGGATCGGGTTGATTAAGAGTAGTAAGAGAGTTTTCGATATACCATCCGCCTGGACCCTGAAATCCATGATTCCAAAGACGAACCCATGGGAGTTCTTCGTTCTGGGGAGCAGGGAGGAAACGAATAACAGCATAGCCGTTACCGACCTTATCAACTTCAGGTTGCCAGAAACGATCGTCTTCGTTCGACGCAGTTTCCTTATTAGCAAGCTTGTTGATTTCTTTGGTCAAACGCTCGAGAGAAGAAGTGCGCTGACGCTTTAGAGCAGAAAAAGATTCATTCATTGTATGTCTCCGTATTTGTTGTATATGTGTATAACTGTCTTATCCACTTGATCATAGTATATCATTATATAGTCATCGTCAAGAAAGAAAAACGCTCTTCATGACTTTTTTTATCACTTCACGGTCAATGCGAACAAAAGGCCTGTACTTAGATAGTTGACGATACACCTCAGGCCATATGATAGGATCGTCAATTAATGCGTTCCACTTTTCGAGCATATCGCCAGTAAATACGTCGAACGCAATAATAGTTTCTGCTTTGATTTTCCCACCCAGATACATTTTCATTAGAGCAGGATGGGTATCAACGCATGTCATGCACTGTTTCCAGTCGCCATTGTCTCTTATATATTCTAGGTCTTGCTTGAGATGATATGAAAAAGTTTCCATACGACCTTTCCAGGCATTGTAGACTTTCTCGGACTCAGGACCAGACATTTCACCGACCCAACGAACGCCAGCTTGTGAAACGAAATTCGCTACAAAGAAATCAGTCAGCTCGTTATCATCGTACTTGCGCTCGAGCTTGCGAAACAGAAACTGATCTTTGCGCTTTAGAAATGACTCATCAGATATCTTGCGGACCTTGCCGCCGTACTTGATAAAGTCGTAGTCGCTAGTGAAATGGAGCTTGAGTGCTTGGTATTTTTGGTAGGCTTTAATTCCTTCCAACGACCCAACCTCTTTCTTGCATTCTGGTGATTCTATATGGTTTCACGAGCTCCATGACACCAGACTGATTGGAACGGATTTCTTTCTTCATGATAGTATCATACACATCACGACTGATATAGAGCTTATCATCCCAAGGCGTATACGAAACGCAACAATGCACCATATCAAAATGTTCTACGAGCTTTTGTCTAGTAGGATACTTGGTCGTGATGAACTGCAACTTAGTGATCGTATCGAACGCAGTATATTCGATGCTATCATTATCCATATAGTTTGAGCTGCCTTCCTTGATGATTTCGCTGGAAGGATTCTTAAACTTGACTTGCTGAATATGCGTATGAACCATATCCTTAGTTTTTTTATCGTTGAGAATAAACACGTCGATATCGCGTGGAGTATCACCATGAAATAGCGAAGTCCAGCAACCACCAGCGATAACAATATGCTTACTGTACATAAGCTCGCTAGGAATATACATCCAGTATTTTTGCTTAAGATTTTGCTTAGCAGTAGTGATAAGAGCTTGCTCGTAAGGACCAAACGTCTTATCGCGAGCTAAGATTTCTTCATCACTCAGAGGAGTATAACCGACATGACCAGTAGAACTGATCATAGGAGAATATGTTGTTTGTATAGTTCCTGAACCACCACTACCACCACCCCAACCTGCGCCTTGAGCGCCTGGAAAAACTATGCCACCTATCCCAGGATTAGCCGCTTCTCTAATGATATCGCCAAGTTTGTCAATAGGTACTGCCATGATATTACTGATAGCCTCTAATATAACTTCGTAGGGATCTTTTGCGTCTTCTAGTGCATATCTAGTTATTCTTTGTGCATTTTTATTATCTGTATTGACGATAGTTAAATCATCGGTCAAAGGACTAGTCGCAAACACAATGTTGGGAAGTTTAAGGCTTCGAATAAACTGCCCAAGATCGCGCATCGTTGTGTAGCTGTTTTTTCCGGTAACGTATGTTATAGCCATTAGATTGGTAACCGTGATCCAGTGCGTTTCAGAAGATTAAGAGTAGTCGCTTCTGCTGCGAGTAACTTACGCATAGAAGGAGTCATTAGCTTGGAGACGTTTTCGAACTCCAAACCAGTCTTTTCACAGACATCAGTAATCGCTTCGAGATAGCTCATACCTTGTTCGCCGATACGATTTTCAACTAATGAAATGAAGGTGTTCGCGCTCATCACGCTCGCGACTACTGTTTCTGTCACTTGTTATATCCCTCAGGCATATGTGAAAGTCCGTATGCTTGAATCTGTTCGGGAGTACGATCGCAGCCACGACACTTATTAGTCATTGGGTCGATATCGCACACATTGCAGCAAGGGGATACAGATGAAACAGTATAAGCATAAGTCTTTAAGTCTGGATAATTGATATTTTCCAAACCCGTAGTGTTCATAGTGACTTGACCACTCATAGAATTAAGCTTTTCGATTGTTGTGGATGGTGTAGTTGTTCTACCGCCGACGCTCTTGCGAACGATATCTTCGCTCAGAGGTTCGGGATAGTAGAGTTCTAATGCGACACAATCATCGACGCAGTTGAACCAATGAAACTCGCCAGGAGAAACACTAGTAAAGTCACCTGCTCTGAGAGTAGTGACATCAGTGAGCTCGTAGTTATTTTTTCGTACATGGATTTCCAAAGTTCCTGAGATGACGTAGAATCCGTTCCATTTGTGTACATGCTTATGCTCCGAACACTTGTAGCCAGCCTTGATATTGATCTTGTGAAGTTCGACAAGTGGATTCTGAATGATTACGCTGGTGTCGCCCCAGACTTTTCCGGTGATATTTCCCATGCCTTTTCCGCCTTTCTCATGCTCAATTTGTATTTAACAACGCTATCCAACTCTACTAAATCATATACTAATTTGTAGAAGTCGTCAAGATAAATCATGTTGAATCCATCACTAGGCGCAGTACGAGGAGCCTGATGCACTTCGAGGAATACAGCTGATACGCCAACAGCAACAGCAGCGCGAGCCATAAGAGGAACATACTTACTTTCGCCAGCAGAACTAGTCCCGTGTGCGCCTGGGAGCTGGACCGCATGCGTACAGTCCATGATAACGCTGTTAGTATATTGCTTCATGATATCCAGCGAACGGAAATCGACTACGAGATTGTTGTAGCCAAATGTTGTTCCACGCTCAGTGAATAGATATTTGTCACAACCGAACTTGCGCAGTTTCTCGGCAACATTACGCATTTCCCACGGGGATAGGAACTGACCTTTCTTCACGTTGACTGGCTTACCTGTTTCTGCAGCCGCCGCAAGAAGGTCAGTCTGACGACAAAGGAACGCAGGAATCTGAAGAATGTCAGCATTCGTAGCGCCACATTGCCAGGGTTCGTGAACGTCCGTGAGAACCTCGATTCCTCGAGCACGGACGGCCTCCATTCCGTAAAACGCCTCGTCGAAGCCGCCACCTCTATTACTATCCGCGGAACTTCGATTCGCTTTATCGAAAGAGGTCTTATAGATAAAGTTGATCTCACGACCAAAATCATCTCCAATACGTTTACAATCAGCCTTTAAATGCTCTGCCATCATAATAGCATGTTCTGTAGTTTCAAATGCACAAGGACCAGCAATGATACTTAGCGGCTTATCGTTATGACAGTTTTCATAGAAACTCATTTTTTAATCCCACAGTGCGCGATAATATCTACCGAAAAGCTTAAAGGCGTTTACCTTACGCTTATCAAACTTAGCATTCTCTTCGTGATACTTTTCCCAAGAAGCACGATTTTCTGGCGACTCATCAAACGGAACACCTTCCATTATCTTACGAGTATATGCACTAGGGCTTTCTGGTGCATCAGGGTCTTCGTTTGCTTCCTGATAAAACGCCCAAATCATTTCGTCAAGAATCCAATCCCAACGAGCTTCGTGTAGACTATCTGTGCCGCCATAGTTCTTTTCTTCTTCAGTCAAAGGCGGTGCAGCAGTAGAGCGCAAATGCTCAGGTACATCTTCATCGTCAACCCAAGGCGAACCATGCTTAGTCGCCTTCATCTGAACGAGCATAGGGTGAATGATAAGCGATAGTGTATGATCCATTGACCACGTATCATAGTTGTCAATACGAATCTTAACTTTGCGCTTTTTCTTCGACTCAATCCAGTTGCAAAAATTGCAAAGCCAATTGACTTCAGACAACCAATCACCAAACTTATCGTGAGCTTTATAATCCCAGCGCTCAAGACGAGGATCATTATCATCAAAGATACCGCGACGATCAATCCAAAAGAAAATCTTATCAGCGATCTGATATGGACCAACCCAGTTTCTGTAGGGACCAATATGAATTTTCATGTATCACCAGTTCTCGTAATCAGTAATGTCTTTCCAGAGACCTTCGCCTTCAGCAGTTTCAATTTCTGCGCGAAGACAAAAGCCGATACCTGTGCTTCCGCCGATAAGAGTAATCTTGTGAGGCTGAGGGTCCATAGGCTTGATCCACTCAGTCAAAGATTCTAACTCTTTAGGACTAATCATTAGTTGATACTTACGTTCCACGCGATCCTCATCCATATCATGCTCCAAAGTTGGCTCGGGGTGATGGGCTCGAACCACCAACACGCAGATTCAAAGTCTGCTGTTCTACCAATTGAACTAACCCCGAATAATCACTTGTTCATATGTTCCGTAAGCAGTTGAGTAACAGTTTTAACAGTTGGATCAGCTGGTTCATCAACGAACGCCATGAGCTGTTTAGCCTTAGTGATAACTGAATCCACATCTGGATACTTGCGTTTTGCGTCGCGCTTAACTTCCTGCGCGAAAAGATATTCCTGGTCGCACATAGTCTGTGCCATCTGAAGAACTTGGAAACGAAGCTGCTTATCATTATCGGTCATAATTTACCTCAAGGATTATTAGGTGATTTAGGTACATCAAACACAAACGTGATACGGTCAACGTCTGCTATATTTTGCGCCGAATGAACCTTCTTATTATCGAACCAAAAAAAAGTCCCTGGAGTAATAATATGCTCTTCGCCGTCTACTTCATAAAGATATTCACCTTGCAAAGCGAAATGATATCGGTCTCGCGTAAGATAGTATTTTCCGTCATCAGTGTGACTTCCCATAGAACCACCGACTTCTAATCTAAAGAAAGCTGCTCGAGAAATCTTTGTGATATTCTTAGATATAAGCCAATTACGGATTTCAGTGTATTTATGGTACAAAGGCGTGAACTGTTGCAGTTCTGTGTCTTTAGGATTATCTCCAGCTGATTGTACTACAGCCATAACAAGAGGAAGAAATCCATATGGTTTTAAATTTCCTGCGATGTTATCGTAGGTTGATACTTCGTTCCAGTCGTCTGGATTATCTAACACCTGCTGAAGAACAAGTTGATATGGTTCATTACGCCCAAGAAATCTGAAATTCGACATGATATATCCTATGAAAAAGTGAGGGGATTCTGTTTCCAAGCTCCCCCCGAGCTCATACTTACGCCGCTAGTGCGTAAGAGATAGGTGCATTGTCGTTTGCATCTAGAACGTCGCTTTGGTCTACTCGTACCTTTATCATCAATAATCGAGCCTATTTCGCCCCCATCAAAGATACACCGGAAAATCCAACGTGCTGGCGGATTTTTATGGGATAGCCAGCACCCTCGTAGCCTAACGAAGTTAGAAACCCAACCGATGTATCCGTGGTGGAGGCGTCGGGTACTGCCCCCGAGTCTTACTGACTTATTCCGAACGCCTCAACAACCTTAGCGTATTATTTATAATACCACTTTACAGGTGGATTGTCAAGAAGGAATTTCCTAGCCTGAGTCTCAGACCAGTTATTGATACAGATATGTCGCGGACAATCCCAATAGATAAAAGTCCACGAGCTATAATGCTCACTCATCTATATTCCTAGTCTGCCAATCAGGCACGAAATCTAGCCAATCTTCTGCTCTTTCTGGATAAGCGCGAAGGAACAAAATAACTCTATGAACGAAATACTTGGTATTATATTTAGGATCAGTCATGATTTCCATATCACGAGTGATCCTATCTTGCTTATCGCTCCACTCGCTCATGCTATCTCCATTAAGGCTTTACGAACTCGATACTCGTGATCGTCGCGCACGCGAATGAGATCAGCCACGTAGTCGTTTCTCTCGCCATGAAAAGCCTGAAACTCTGCGTCTTCTGTCACCATAAGGATAACGAAATTTGGCGTTCTGATGCCAGTGTGCTCTTCGAACATGATTGAATAAGCCGTGGCTTGTAGGAAATAATCCTTGATCATGTCGCGAGTTTTCATCCGCGTGGCTGTCTTAAAATCGACTACGGTGACTTCACCGTTCCACTCACAGATTAAGTCTGCTGTCCCCGCGAGCCTGAGAATATCTGAGAACATTGGCGTTTCAGACGCATAGACAAGTTGCAGATTTTCGTCAATACACTTTTGAACAGGACGAAAGTATGAGAGCGTCGTAGGTAGTATTTTTCTTGCATCTATTTCATCTCCGAGAATATATTTTTCCATGAGATTATGAAGAGCGGTCCCCCTACTAGCGGCTTGTCTGCTTATCTTGTTAGCTTGTTCTTCGCCAACACGAGCTCGCCACTCAGCAAGAGATTTCTTCTTCTCTGGTTGAGAACCAAGGACGGTTGTTATTGATGGATATATGTTACCATCGGGGGTCGAATAACGACGCCCCAATGATGTGTTGATTTGATGAGCTTTTGGTAAATCAATGTGAGGACTAAATTCAAACTTTTTCATGTTATTATATATTACGCAATAATGCCGCGTTCCTCAAGTTCTGTTCTTGTTATGATATAATCTTTAACAAACCCAGAACGAACGATATCATTTTTATCGAACTTGATGATATCGAAAGATTTCATTTCAGCCGCGACCTTGAGCAAAATATGCATTCCGCTGCCTTCACGAGTATAGTCCTTTTGCGTAAAGTCACCACAGAAAATGACACGACATCCTTCACCCACTCGAGTCATTACCGTATGGATTTCGTGGTCGCTCATGTTCTGACACTCATCAATTATAATAATGTTGTCGCGAAATGTCAAGCCGCGTAGGAATGACGTTGTGTCAAATTGAATATAGCCGTTCTGCTTGAGCCAGTCGTAAGGCTTATCACAGACTTCTGATACGATCCCTTGATAAGGGCTTTCGTATACAGCAGCCTTATCCTTAGCGTTGCCAGGCAAGAATCCAATATCACGAGTTGGCACTACGCTGCGTAGGATAACGATTGGCTTGGGTGCGTCACCATTAATCATAGCATTCAGTGACAACCACAGAGCAAGAAACGTCTTACCTGTTCCCGCGCATCCGTGAAGGATTAGATTTCTGTCGTTATGGAACGCATCATATGCGATACGTTGTGCTGCGGTCTTAGGGGATATACGACTCAGACTAGGAATCACGGGTTGTCGATGATTAGTCGGACCTCGTGTTCTCTTTTTTTGTTTTCGTTCTTTTCTCGTCAAATACTTACTTGCTTCGGCTTCAAGGAATGCTTCGTCTATGATTGCAGGCTTCATGTCTGCTCCGATTGTTATTGTTAATGGGAATCATAACGAAAGAGAACGAGTCTGTGTCGTAGTACCTCCTAGAATGTGTTGACAGTTGAGCGGGGATGTCGTTTCTTGATGGTTCTCAGAATATCTCTGAACCCCTGATCAGGTTTATTTTTGCTGGAAATGACGCCCGCTACGATTGGGGGAGCGCTGAGAACTTGACGCATATGCGGTTTTTCCGCTAAAAGAGTTTCTAGTGCAGACCAAGACATGAACTCGGTCGTCACTTCGCCAGTTTCTGTGTTTTCAAGATTATATGTTGGCATCTTATCCTTTATTTAGCTATCGATGATAACTTCACTGAGTGAGGGAAAATAGAAAAGAATATTAGTCCATGCCATCTGAGCAATCTCGCGATGTTCTTTCTGAGTCGACGGGTCCATTCTCACTTGGCAATAATGGATCCAACTGCGAAGGCTACCAGCCATATACATCCGACTAAGAATAAGTCCCTCAGGCAGTACAGCACGAGCTTGCTCCTTGGCAATTCCGTGTTCGATTGCCCATGTGTATGCTTCGGTTGCTGCAAGTCTAACAAGGTGTTGTTCTTTTTCCCAATCACTGGCAAGTTTTTCGTCGTTCGTTTCAACCGAGTTCTGTCGATTTTTTGTGTCTTGTAGACGGGCTTCACGGGTAACGAACCCCATGTCTTGTGTTGGATCTGCATAACGCTGACTAAACTCCTGAAAGCGGAATGAACGGTGACGCAGAATCTGTCGACCGATATCGCGTGTCGTACTAATTTCCATACAAACATCAACCATCTCGAACGGAGACCAGTGTTTATGCTTCGCGAGATATTTCAACAGTTTCGTAGCAGTCAGGTGATTATTTTGATTGCTAGGATTACTCACGCGAGCGACGTATGCGATGAACTCATCTACTGTTAGTTTCTGTGGACCACCTGGAGCGTCTGTCCAGATAGTAGGTTCACTTACAGCTACAGTCTTTACGGTTTGCATTCTTGTTCCCCAATGCTTCATTAACTAATTTCACTGCTTGCGAAAGACTTTCTTCTACAAACCATTCTTTTTCGTTCGCACCATTCATACAGAAAATTGTAGTTGTTAATCCACCCTCAGGCCCGCTTCTGCGAGACTCATACAAAGTTAGAATATGATTTGCGTTAATATATACAGGCTGATCTAGATGATTCATATTAAGATTGGTGAACTTGACTAGCATTAAACCACTCCGGTGTTTCACGGCTTGTCCATTTCGCGAACCGTGCTTTATGATTTATATAGTATGTGCGATAGCCCTCAATAGGATCAGGACGCTTACAATCATCAGGCATCGCTTGAGGAAATTCGTAGACAGGACCATTCTTGAGACTGTTAGGCTTGTGGTGCAAAGTCTTCCACAACATTTCGCATTTGTGTACCTTGTTGTACCGATGACGATATTCATTCAGTAGCGCACGGAATAACATTACAGCCCACACATAATTATCTGACGACTGCATCACCCACTGAGTGCAGGGATGTCCGACATGAGTAGCCTTGTATAGTGAAAGCTCGCGATCGTCGTGCAGTTTCCAACGCTTGATCTTACGACCAGACGATGCGTCGGTATACTCTTCGCCGTCAAGAATACGATGCGCCGTAGAAAGCATTTGAGCTTCCTCGAGAATCATCTTGACCACATGCTTATCGCAGTGGTACTCTGCGGCTTTGAGTGGATTCTGGTCTAGGATAAATCTGTTCATTTGCCAATCTTGCTCATTGATTTTCTGCCGATGGTTTCATTCACTCGCGCTCTGATATAAGCATTTTCCCAAGTCCACGACTCACCCGTGTCATCTTGGAAACACACCCACATCAGGTCATTTTCAATACCATAGTCAATCAGGAAATGTGCCATTGCTCTACCCTTCGGTGTCATCAAAGGAATAGGTGGATTCAATTGCGTTATGGTATTGCTCACACCTTCACTCCCAAATATTCTGCGATTCGATGCGTCAACGAAATCTGATTGGTTTCAGCTTGCCGTGTCGCTCGCCGTTCAAAATACATACGCATTTTAGCCACTTCTGTGATTGATTTCATGTTGCGAATATCGGGATCAATATCATTGAACCTGACACCTGAAAACCCCATGCGCCAATCTTTCATTTCGTCTGTAACTCTATCAGCAATCCACTTAGCGGGATCACTAGTGATTAGCGATAGCTGTTCCTGCATGTCTTTGATATATCCACTGGTATCTTTTACCATAGGAGTAGAATATGATTCTTTGGCAATCGAATAACCAATATCATAGGTCTGAGAAGGAACAGGATTCATATCTGATTGAACGCCAAGAGTTGAAGCACCAACAGCACCAAGACCTAGAAATGATAGCATACTACGTCTATTCATCGTTGTCAACCTCTAATATCGCATAGACGATAGGCACAATCTTGCGATATATCCAACGCTCTGGTTCTTCAAAACGAATCACAGGTAGGATATCATCTTCTTTATCCACCCAGTGTGGATAACATAACCAAGCAAGCTTCACTTTCTATCTCCCAACAACTGAAGCAGGTTCACAAAGATATTGATGAAGTCTAGGTAAAGATTGAGAGCGCCAAAGATGCCAGCCTTGCGGATTTCTTCGTCGTCATTTAGTTCGTAATACTTCTCTTTGATATCCTGCATGTCATATGCGGTGAAGCCAACAAAGATAAGCACACCGATAACGCTGATGGCAAAAGCCATAATGCTACTCTGTAGGAACAGATTGACAACACCAGCGATCATCAAACCAATAGCGCCCATCATGAGGAACGAACCCATGCTACTGAGGTCACGCTTGGTTGTGTAGCCGTACAATGCAGTAGCACCAAATGTTGCAGCACTAATGAAGAACACATTAGCAATGCTGCCCAGCTTGAATATCATAAAGATGCTACTAAGGCTCAGGCCCATCAAAGCAGAGAAACAATAGAGCATGGTCCTTGCTGTGCTAGACGACATACTATCTGCCATGTACGAGAACAGGAACACGAATGCAAGAGGCGCAAAGATAGCAACCCACTTGAACGGTGTTCCCCAAATAGCTGCACCAATCTCAGGTGTGAGACCAATGTATGCGCTGACAACCGCACTGATTAGCAATGCGATTCCCATATGATTGAACACACCAACGAGATATGTTCTCAGACCCCAATCAACGACTGGTGCTGGGTATGCGTGTGATTCGTTTTGATATGACATTTGATTTCCTTTACCATTCTGGACCAGTTGTCTTTTCGGTACGCTCATAGATATAGCTGAAGTCTACGCCATACGCAGGAACGACCAATAGCTTCTGCGGCATGTTGTTGCCATCACGCTCACCGAGAACGCCACTAATGAATATAGTATCAGGAAACTTGTCTGGTGTCAAGCGACGAAGGATGTTAGCCTGCATATCGCACTTCTTTGTAAGGCGTTCAATCTCAGCTTCCAACTCTGCTACACGGTCAGTCATCTTTCCCCTCCAGTGCTTTGCGCGTTTCCGGCTTAAGATAGTGCCAGTCCGCCCGTGCAAGATACCCTGCCACATCATCCAGCGCCGCCTCCAGCTTCTCGATATGATTGGTGGCTTTATTGAAAGCATGGAAATACAACTTAAATTGGCTTTCCAGTTTTTCGATGCGCTGTTCTTTATCAGCAATGGTCTGCTTCATTTCCATGATGCCGCCAGGCCCAGAAGTGAGTCGTTCATTTTCTTTCGCAACAGCCTCAGCGAATTGCTCAAGCGGCATTTCAAGTTTGTGATTCAAGTTCGTCTTCTCCTGGATGGATAGTAAGTGTTGCTTCTCTTAGTCTATAACCTCTGTCATGCCATCTCTGTATACGGGTAGGGCGTTCGATATCATGTACCTCGTGCCCAAGCTTTCTATACCATGCTTCACCAGCAGTGGGAGCAAATGTCCAGTATCCAAGCGCATAGGCTGCATCGCCAGGAGGAACAATCACGAATCCTTTGATTTCTTTGGTCATTGATAGAATTTCCAATATGTTTGTTGATACATACCGAACGGGTGTTTGTTGTTGATATTCTTATAGATGAGCGCGAAATCGCCCGCGATAGACTGACGAATCCCTTTCTGGTCACCCATATGAGTTGTTGAGTGAATGAGTTTAGAAGGGAAAATATAAAGCTCGCCTTCTTTAGGAATGAAGTGATAATTTTTATCGTTGTACCGATTAGAACCTTTGCAGTTCGGCGGTTCGCCTAATGTCTGGTCGAACCCATAATGAAAAGGCTCATTTATGTTTGGTCGGTAATCGTGAAAATTTATAGACTGACAATTCTCTGGAGTGTTTACATAATAGATAAACGACAAATGATGATCAGCATGACTATGAGCCGGAACAATAATCTGATTATCGCAAAACGAAAACCATGACTTCGCTAAAGCCAAATAAAAATTATCTATTTCCATATTGAGTTCCATGATATAGAGTTTAGCACAAACAGCCACATAATCATAGAACTCTTCGAACGCCGGTTCGTGCTGAACTTGATTATATCCATAATGTTCGCCTGTCAAAAATCGACCATCCTTATCATAGTGGCCATACTTTTGATATTTACGTTCGAAGAGTTCTTTGAACTCAGTGTGCTTTTCATATTCGAACGTACATACGAGCGTAGGATATAATTCATGTTTGTTCATTATCAAATCTCCACGATCTTCGGAGCATAACGCCAGTAATCGTCACGCTCATTCTTGTAGCCACGAGGATGGCAGATCACGCGAGTATCGCCAATCATGTAGTCGAAGTCATCATGCGTGTGCCCGTGAATCCAAAGCTTAGGTGGCTTTTTCATATTGAGAATCTGTTTCTCAAGATTATTGGCAAAGCACACATTATGCGGATCGTTCATGTAGCGTTCGTGCACCGAACGCATCGTAGGCGCATGGTGCGACACGATGATATCAGCGTCCATACCGAACAGGAAATGTTTGTGCATTTCGTGGGCTTCAATCATAGCTTTTTGCGTGAGGTCTGAGATATAGTAGCAATCAATCAGGCCTTTCTTGTAGGTGTACCACGCCAGATTGTCCTGCAAGTTTGTCCATAGAGTAGCACCAGCAATGCGAACACCGTTGACCTCGCGCAAGATCGTGTGATACTTGGCATCCGAGAATGTGTTGCCATAGTAATCGTGATTACCATGGATAGCCAACATATGGTCGTAATGTTTCGAGCAGAACGCTGCACGAGAAGCCGCGTCCTCGCAGATATCGCCGGCGCAGATATAAAACACGTCTGCCTCAGGCTCGAAATCCCAAGGCGTTTCTTCCGTCTTCACAGTCTTGTACATGTGAAGGTCTGACATAATGCCAATTTTCATAGTCATCTCCTCAATTCATATGACTATTATAGTCCGTTTCATGTCGTTCGTCAAGACTTACCAGTGACGTATCACGCCAGCAATGATGAACATATTCGTGATGATGTACGACAAAATGATAAGAGTACGGATAAGGGCGACCCTATCCGACTCTGTATCAGTGATGCCATCTTTTCTGCCGAGAGCCTTAGCCCAAAGACGCCATAGTCGTTTACGCAAAATACTCGTTCCAGTATTCCACCACATCAGCCCAAATCCTAGGATTATAGCCCGACTCAATCATGTCCAGTTCTACGTGGATTTCAAGTTCACTTTGCACCAAAGTATGCCTCCTGCTGGAATGGGTCCATGTAATACTTAATGATACGCTTTAAGGCTGCACGAATGCGCCTAAAGTCTTTCATGTCTTGAAGCTCATAGCGCTCAAGCTTTTCGCCATTCTTGTGACGAAGCTTAAGAGCAGCATATGATTCACAGTTGCTTTCGTATGACTGCTTAAGATTCTCAAGAGTAATCTTGTCTGAAAGCTCGTAGTCGATTTGGATAGTAAGTGACTGACTCATTTTTCCCATGGCTCCTTAGTCATATGTTCATAGCAAGTGTGACGGTATTTTCCGTCTTCGGTAGGAAATCCGCAGCTGGTAACTTCATAGCACCCAGGCTCGTCGCAACAGTTGAGGACTTCTTTAAGTTCATGGAAATGATATTCTTTCATATCATCACCATGTTTGAATGCTCCTTCGAGCATACGCCTAGCATTAGGCAAAGCTTCGGCATCAAACTCATTACTGATGAATAGTCCATCGCTACACAATGGCGCATACGCATCAGGACCAAAGCCAAGTCGTTCGTAAATCAGATAGCGATACGAACCACCTTCTTTGCCGTGGTCTGCAATGTGCTTCATAACCCAACGAGTCACTGCGAGCTTCATATCATAGTCGCATGATTCCGCGAGTTTGTCAAGATCTTTTTCACGCTCAGCCATTGCTTCACCTATCTTTGCGAAAGCTTCCCACATGTCATCTTTATCGGTCATTGTTGTTTGCTTTCACTTCTGCTTCGAGTTCTTTGATACGCAAACGAAGCTGATCGTTTTCGCGTTCGAGCCTTAGCACTTCCTCAATGAGCTTTTCCACTTCCTTTTCGACAGTGGCTAGCATATTATCGTACGAGTTCTTAAGTCTGCTCATGGGAACATATCCACTATTCGGTTGGTTTGCTCATCGACTATACGGACGCGAGCGACAAGACCAGTCACTGGTTGTGAGAATCGCGATTTGGCAGCATATGCACGAGGCACATATACCTGAGCATCATTTTGCACAGAACCTTCACATGTTGCCCAATTATTAATCACTGAACCGATGACGTTCACTATCATATATTCAATGCGGACTGTCATATCAAAACTCTTTCCATATGTAGGTCGAATTCTTGGTTTTGAACTTCACAGTCCAGTAGCCATCATCATTAACCGACTCCTCAGTGATCTCGGTAATCGGTGTGGTCTGCCAATAATCTTGCGCGGAGTATGTGCGCCCATACGGTGAGCCGACGCGAACACCATATCCAATCATAGGATAGTCAGCATTCTTTACAGCCGTGCCGCTCTCAGCGTCAAGGATTTCACACATAGGCCCGGAGTCACCAGCACCATCTTTGTCACGTACCAACGAATATCTAGGCATAGGTCTATCTTCTCCACGACTTGCAGCCATCAGCTTCTTCGATTGATATCCAGGCATCACTTGCACTCCCGAACATGCTTGCAGTCTTTACGGAAACCAAAGCCAACACAGGTGCAGCTCCAGTGCGAACCATCACAGGTAACAGTGTATGACGAGCCAGGCTTCGAGCCTTTGACGATGAAAGTCTTGGATGTGGGCGTGACGGTAGCACCTTCAAACTCAGCACGATAGAATGTGGTCCTAGCCTTCTCTATCACGCGCACGGGAAACTTGGCATCACCCGTAGACAGGCAGAAAACATCAGGACCAAAGCCTTTGAGATTGGGCACGATGGTGCCAGTGTACTCGTTCCATTCGCGAATAACGCCATTAGCATACGCTTTGACATTACGAGCATCGCGAACCATAACAGTTACCACGTCACCGATATTCATGCCCAATCCCCTATCTATGAGTAATTATAGCTCACTCAGCTTTAGGTGTCAAGACTGAATTTTCGGCTACTGCTTCGGCCCAGGTATAGTTGCGAACAGGAACCTCTTCCTTGAGAGCATTAGCAACAGCCTTTTCCGCCAACTCCTGATAAGCTTCAGAGTAGATAGTATCGTGCTCATACAAGAACATGAGGCAACACATAGCATGGGCTAGATGACTACGCCCAGTTTCACGATCGTTGGCTTCACCCATCTTCCAGGACCAGAGATGGCGCTGAAGAGCGTCGAAGTACCTACGCTTCGCGTCAGGAACGTGAATCCAGTTGTCACGCTCGTACTTCTGAGCGCCAAGAGTAAGCACGTCTACTGTAGCCATAAGAGCATAAGCGGGAAGCAAACCATACTCCAGCTTATCACCATCGAATTTGCGTCCACCAGAATTTGCGTTCTGTGAAGCCTTTACTGCGTCATCATTCATTTCACTTTCTCCTCATTTGAAATCACAACAAACTCATCGGCTATGCGATAGAAATGCTCAGCCATTTTACGCGAACCATACGACTCTTTCCACGCATACACAGTAGTATCAAATGCTGTCTGTAGAACGAGTCGTGTTGCTTTGCGATCATCCATTCCGGATTCTTTTAAGCGATCAGCTTCCTCGAATATGAAATCGAGAAATCTCATTCGAACCAGTGCTTCGTCAAAATCTTTTTCGCTCATGCGGGCATATCCATGTCTAGGAATTTGCGCTCTAGGAACTTGCGGAAGTTCTCAGGCGTGTCTGTTATATATGACTGACGAATTTGCCACAACACGCGATCGCTATTCGTTTCGCGAACTTTCTCTTCGTCTTTATCAAGCACCACGTATCCGCGATACTCCAGTTCGTCGATAAGATCTTCGCTATCGAAGTCGTCGATATCAACGTCTACGTCTACGTCAACAGATACGGTCTTACGCCTCATATTCCAGCTCCACTTCCTCGACCCAGTTATCAGCGCGAACCCATCGCTCGTTCGTGTTTATATAGCGAATGCGTGCCTTAGCTTCCTCGTATGAGTCGAAGACTTCGGTCACATATTCGGTAGGTTCACCAATTTCGCGATGCGTCACATTGATACGATATGCGGTCATGATAGCCTCACTTAGGGAAGAGATATGAATAAGCCAGCGAACCACTCACGCTCGCGCGAACCTTGCGCTCACCGTTCGGTTCATCATACGCAGTCAGGCAGAACCCGCCGGTAGAAAACGAGTTGGTCTTGTGCATATAGGTGTATGCCATAGAAACCATGAAAGACCTGAAATCTTCCCATGACTTATAATCCAGGTTCTCCGAACCCATCGAAGGATTCATCACGAACACAGCTTGAGCGGTCTTGTCGAAATCGTACTCGTCGATATTCATTGAGCAGCTTCCTCTTGTTCCATACGGTTATAGGTTTCGGCGAAATAGTCGCGAGCGACCTTACGAGCGTAGACCTGATTTCCGCCACGAGCGTTGAAATCCATGAAAGTCTCGACAAGCGCCCAAGCGCCGGGACGAACTTCGCTGAACACTTCGAACGTGGCAGAACCGTTCCAGCGGATAGCCATATCCAACCACTCGTCGTGAGCTACGATAAAGCCGTCATTGAGCATACGATGAAATTCCATACTAACCTCCTCAGAGCAGATCGTAGATTTCGCCATCGGCGTGGCGGAACAGAACTTCTTCCATTTCGTCGCTGTCGATGAACGACACGGTAAACTCACCCATGATACAGATACCGAAGTCACCGAACTCGCCGATAAGGTCGCCCTCGTCAGCACCGGCAAAGCCCTGGAGCTCGCCTTCGGAAATCTGACGGAAATCGACGGTATCGAGCAAGAGCTGGGCGTCGACTACGGTACGCGGTGCGGAGATTGAGATTTGCATTGGCTTTCCTTTCCTCATTTATACCTTATTGTAACTCAGCTCGACCGGATTGTCAAGCCCCTATGCGTAGGCAGCGAAACGAACACCGCCTACGGTCAACTCAATCAGATACCGATCGTACTCGACGATAGGGTCGGACTCGAGATAATCGCGAACGAAAATCTCAGCCTCAAGATAGGTGGGAAAAGAGGCGATAGCCTCGGGCAGCTCGTCGGAGCCGTAGAACGAACCGTAAACGGTGAAGGCGCGAGGATAGGCGGACATTGCGAAGCTCCTGCTCGGTTAACTCAATTTATACCCTATTGTACCGCGTATATTCGTAGTTGTCAAGGCCCCTAAATGAAAAAAAGCGCCCTTTTTAGGCGCTTTTTTTGTAATTTTCTTGTTACAGACGTAACAGTTTTTTAGCGTTTCGTAACTCGTTGGTGGCGGTTCGTAAATCGAAATCGGCATGATTTTGGTGGAATTTTACTTTACCCTCGATTTTATTTATTACGGCCATTACTTGAAATTTGGTAGTAAAATCAGAGGCTTGAAGTAAACGCTTGGCTTCGATTAAATCTAAACTATACTCGACCCATTTTATAGTAGGGTTGAACTTAGCCGCGCCACCTTTATACTTTTTGGCGGGGGTATTATACTTGAGAAATAGCTTTGACATTTTAGCGTTCTCCTAGCTTACCCCTTATTCTAGCTCGGCTAGGGCTAATTGTCAAGCCCCTTTTTCTTGCTTGACCGTAGCCTTATCTTCGTGGGTGAACTCGAATCGTAGCCCAAACGCCTTGATAACATGCTCGTGCGCCATGACGCGCAGTTCTTCGACGCTAGTCGTCTGCCCTAGGAACTTGTTGTTGTTCTTGAACCAACCATAATACAGACCGTCTTCCTTGACGATGTTGACAGGAATGAACGCCTTATCAGCGTCGTCGAAATCAAGCATGTCATCCGATGAAATGGAGCCAACGACTTCTGGTCCGTCTGGGTTGATGTTGAAATACTTGCGCATGAGGAATCGCGCGAAAAAAATTCCAGCCATCCAGCTAGAAGCTACGAGTACGATATTGGCGATATAGTGAACGGGATCCATTCGATTTCCTTATGCGAAGAACGAGTCGAGATTGTTAGTGAACTGGGAACTCTCGTATGCCTTTTTCCACTGGATACGGACTTCCTTGCGATTTTCCATTCCCATCTTACCCCATGCACCTTCCTTTTCTACGACATCCACGAACTGTGGAAAATACTTTCGGAGCTCGTTCGCAGCTTGTTCTTGCAGTTCCTTATTGCGGAACGTGGAGTTGCCACCTGCGCTGTTATGATTATAATTGAAAAAGTATTTATAGATAATGGCGTTCTTGAATCCCTTCGTCAGCATTGACAACGTGATCCAGTAGTCTTCATAGAGCTTGATGCTCTTGTTCTGCTGATACATCCCGTCGAAACGAATCCCCTCGCGCTCCATCCAGTCTGTGCGTAGTCCGTACGTCGCGTATGCGCGACCCACTTCCTTGATGTCCTCCTCCACGTGATTGTTTCCACCGCGAGCAGAAAAGCCGACTTGCATATACTCTTCGAGCATACTGTCGACCAAAGCATACATCCTCAACCATTCTTCTTCTTCCATCCCGTTGAACTGCTTCAGCTCTTCGTTACGCCAACCAAACGTAGCAAGGTCGTCAATGAACCAGACCTTTCCCTTGCCTACAGCAGGATTGTCAATACAGCGTTGCCTAATATCAGCAATCCCATCAATATCACTGGGATTAGCAATAATACGGATACTATCAGGAATATGAGGTCGAAGGTTGGAAACGCGATCTTCTCGCGTGAAAACATAGACGTTCTCGTGGAGCGTCTTGGGAATCTGAAAAACTGCACGTTGGTTATCCTCGCGCATGAAGGTTGTGATGATAATCTTAAGGGGTAAACTCATTCTGGAATCCTTCGAGTGTCATGGCTTTATCGTCGATGTACCACATTCCATATGGCTTACCGAACACGAGTTGGTCGAATGGGATTTCGTTGCGGTCAAGCCAATCTACAGTGATTTGGCTGAGCTTATTGAAACAGGTCTCAACATCATTTAGCTGAGAGCGCATATGGCGCGCAGTCAGAATGGTGATGTACCATCCGTTCTTGTGACACTCGCGCAACTTTTCTACGATAGGAGTGTTTGGCGTAGTGGAACCATAACGAGTACGCGAATCCTCGATAGATACGTCAGCGAAACTGAGCGTATCATCGAGGTCGAACACTAGGCTTTTATCATACAAATCCGCTGTCTGCGGACGCCTTACGATACAGTGCATAGAAAACTTCCTGATTGGTCCTGTTATGTGAATGAAGTGGTATCATACTCAAAAACAGAGACGCTGTCAAGAACAAAGTTAAACGCCAAACCTTATCGCCATATTTGGCTACGAAAGCAGTCTTGTAAGCTTCACGCGCAGCTTCTTTGCCAGCATCAAAGATTATGATATCGTCGCCTTTCTTGACATAGAGCTCAGCGTCGATATAGTCGTAGGGATAGTAGGCGGAATGTGTGAGCTTGGCTAAGTCATACAGAATATTACCATACGCATCACCACGAGGGTCGATGAGCTTTATCTGTTTGCTGCCAGGATGATAGAAAATGTTCGAGAAGCAGAAATCGCCATGCGACAACGAGTCAGACCAATGAACAAGAGTTTCTTCGTCTTCCTTCATTTCATCGAACTTGCGCAGGAACTCACGCGCATGGTCGAAATCGAAATCAGGAAGCTCTTGTTCAATCATGAAGAATCGTTCCCAGTTCTTTTCGGACATCTTATTGAAGAACTCGGAATAGACACCTGGCTTATAGTAGAACCTGAACTTATCCAAGATATCAAACAACTTGGTATAGATTTCTGTCCAGAAGATTGGGTCAGATTCAAGATACAGATAAAGCTCACGCAACGTAGGACTATCAATACGCTCCATCGTGTAGGTAGGACGTCCGCTTTCTACGCTACCATATGGTTTCTTTTCAAGGATACGCGGAGTCAGCAACTTGATAGGAGTCGGAAGATTTTCGTACCAGTTCATCTCAGCATGAATCTTAGCTGGTTGCATATGAGACGACTTGGTGATAGTCGTTCCCTTATCCGTAGCATGAACCTGATTAAACTCACGCGAGTTCTTGATGCCGCGATTCTCAAGATACTCTTGCAACGTACCAAAGTCTTTGATACTGATTTCCTTAACCTGAATTTCTTCCTTAGCCGTATAACGTGTCATGGCGTACGAAATCTGAACCTCACCATCACGCACGCGAGCGCTGTAGATTGCTTCATGCAACGACTCACGCAAAAGCGCACCATTTGCGAAATAGTAAACTCCGCTCACGGCAAGATTCGTAGGAGGCTTATCAGCAGGCTTATCATGAAATGCTCTGATGCGATTATCACCCACTTCAGCCATACACCAGCGATTCCAGTCAGGAACTTTCTGTACGCTAATCCAAGAAACAGAACCTGTAGCGAACCACATATCAGGAACAGTCTTGACGATGATATCACTCAACAGAACAAGAACTGGCTCGTTGATAGTTTCAGGAATACCGCAGTAGATAGATACGGCAGGACCACCATTTCCGATATCAACATAGTCTTCGAAACGAATCCTATCATCGTCCGGATAATACATCTTCACAATCTCAATGATGCGATGACCCTGATGACCCGTAACGATCGTGACGATACGAGCACCAGCTTCAAGCGCGAAACGGATGTTATGAACGATGATAGGAATTTCTTGATACGGCAGGACGCACTTAGGATAGTTCTTACCGAGTTCGTTGAACCGAACGCCGCGTCCTGCCGCAGGAATCACACAATGCATAGTATATCTCCTTCTTAGAAAGTTTGCTCGAGACCAAGCTTATTTAGAACCTCGTTTGCCTGCTCTAAGAATCCGTTATGACCAAGATAGTTCGCCCACTCTACTGTATCCCACATTCCAGGAGACACACCATTCCAGCTATCAGAGAGCACACCTTGTTCATTCTTAGGACGGTCTGGATGCTCCTTACTATCGCGACGCATATACACAAACTCGCGACGACATTCTTCATACTTACGCGAACCACAACTAATCATAGACTCACGGAAATACATGACCACACTCATACGCTCGAAACCTTCTTCGTAGTCGAACGCAGGTGAGTTGCTATGAATACGATGAGCATTCATCATAATCATATCACCGGCGCGGATATCAACAGCAACGCGGAACTCGGGAAAGCAAAGATAGAAACCATTATATTGCTTACCATTATCAAGAACGAGTAGATTGCTGAATCCCTTAGGAATATTAACGCCTGGAGTTTCGTAGCATTCACACAGATCACCAACATCTCTATGAGCAGCAGTACGAAAATCGCGATTGATAGTTAGAGTCGTATAGACAGTATTACCGATACGCCAATCTTCACCGATTTGCTTCATAGCTTCCGCTTGACCTGCCCAGCGAATAGGGACTTCGCGCTTGAATACTTCATTAGCAGCTTCGAACAGAGCAAGAGAAGCTTCGTATTTATCTTTGTTGTTCGATTGCCATCCAGTTTCACGGCAGAAAGGAATACGTGGATATCTATCCATGAAACCACCAACACCAGAACGAACACCATTAGCATACGTTGTGTCTGAAATCATGTCGAACAGGATATGATGTGCTGCTTGACGACGCTCGTTCGCATTCTTAGTACGAACATCAGCATACCACTTGTCGAAGTCAAAGTCAAGAGCTTTAGTTTTGCCTACTATCCAGATAGCGCCTGCACGAACGTCACCGTTTTCTTTATTTCCACCAGCACCACGACCTTGCAAAGGAGTATCGGGGGTGTTTTCATAAATTTCTTGCAGTCTATCTTGGTCGTCTATAGAACGAGTCGAACCCTGAGCAAGATACTGTAGAACTGCTTTTTCGCGTTCAGTCACCCAACGGCGAGAACCTTCACCGTCAGGCAATTTCTGAAATGCAGTATCGCGTTCGGCTCCAGCAGCGAGACCGCGATTATCAGACATCATAGCGCCACTACGCAAATGTTTGAATGCGGCGTCTGTCATTTCTTTAGGGAACACATTCTTACGAAACTTGCATAGCAAATTACGTTCGCTATGCTCTTCTCCCAAAGCTAACTGAAATGGCGTCAACGGCTCATAGACGTCTGTATCTTCTGTTAGCACCAAATCATAACAATCATGGTCTAGAAACTTGCCTAGTTTATCATTGAGTTGGTTCAACTGTGAATGTTCGAGATAGATTTTCTTAACCATGGTAAACTCCTTCTCCTAAATTCGATACCACTATGTATGCTTTAGAAGATTCTCATAAGTGTTGATAAACACATTTTTACCATATACTGGATTAATTGTCAAGTCATTTGGGAAAATAAAAATGAAGTCAACCTCAGGATGTTGGTTTACAAGCCATTGAACATAACGAATACGTCCGGGATTATCATTCGCGCTCGCGCGAGTTTCCATACCATAGTTATCTGTGCCATGATAGAGATTAGACACAGACTGATTAGCATCACTAATCATAAAGTCAAAGCCCATGCAAATCAACTGGTCGAAATCCAGCTTGATTGCTTCGCGCATAGCATTGACACCAGCATTACTGCGCGGGCGTCCTTGATTACAAGAAGCTGGTTCCCAGCGTTCATCAATCGGTGGAAAGATAACACGTTTCGATGGGAAATCAGAACTTTCAATTTCTGTCATGATGCCGTCGTCGATAGCAACAAGATAATCAGGAATCGAGTGGTCTGGGAAATCTCTATAGAGCGCATTGCATCCAAAGATAGTCCCGTATGGTTTCAGCCTCGTGAGGTCAAACGACTTACGAGACGTACCATTACCGATGATAAACGCTGTATTCATTTCTTAGCCTTTGCCGCCTTAGTTGTCTTAGGTTGTGCTGTATCCCAATGACCAGCAAGATTAGGGAATGCTTGCTTAACTGCTTCCATGCTGATATTGAGCTGCTTATTTTTCATGCGTAGAATCAACTTAGCATCACGAGGATCGACCGATTCAAGCACCTGAATGAAAAGCTGCTCGCGCTTAATAGTCTTTACTGTGCGACCTTCATCGGTGTCTACGAAATAGATAAGTTTCTTGCACTCAGAGTAAAACTTTTCTTCCTGATCAGCTGCTTCAAACAGCGGAGTATATGGAGGGTCGGTTTCAGGAAGCAACCACTTGCATCCAGGGTCCATACCATAACCAAGCACAATCTTTAGTGCGTATGAAGAATGCAGATTGAGAAAATCAACCTGTCGTTCTACGGTTGTTTGAGCTTCAATCTTTTCGATGATCGAAGACATACATTTTCTTGAATCAAGCGCCATCGTCAATCTCCATTTCTTGTGAATCGTAGTCGATATAGTTTATATATGAAAATTTTCTGTCATCATCCCACGACGCGAGATAATCATTATCTTCATTGAATAACTTTATATACTCATCGCGACTGATTTCATAATGAGAAATCACAGGACTTGGTTCCAAGTGTTTCTGACTGAATTCTTTGAATTCGAAATTTTGTTCTTGCATAATAACTTCGTCGAGCGCATGGTCAATGTCGTCTTCTACTTCAACAACATAGCGCATACGATACTGCGAAAGCACTTCAACCATAACAAGTTTCTTAGTCATTAGATATCGCCTTCCTTACGATTCTGTGAGTAGAACGGATCAAACGTACCGCCGGGATAACGAGCTTCAAGCTTAGTCACGTTTCCTGCGATCACTTCATTCGGATCAATCTGCAACGCATTACACGCATTAGTCCAATACCAAATCACATCGCCGAGTTCCTTGATAAGATGCTGACGAGTTTCCTCGGTGTAAGGTTTACCCTGGAACAACACCTTCTTGATGATTTCCTGAGCTTCGCCTGCTTCACTGGTCATGCCAATCATAGCCGTAAGCAACAGAGGCACATTGATGATATTATCCCTATCATAGTGTATTTGCTTCACTCTGTCAAGAAATTCCGCACATACGCGACTTTCTTTGCTCGTTACAGCCATAACGAACTCAGCATACTTAGCCATATCAATCATTCTTCAAGTTCTCCAGTAGGTAATAAGATTTGTGTTACTTTTAAATCATTCATGTCTCGTTGAGCTATTGGAAGAGGAATCCACTCAGGCGAACCCTGACGCTTATATTGAATCTCGTGGCGCAGAATATCCCACGTTTTCTTTTCAGCCGTAGTCCATCCCCAATAGTTTACTGCGCGGATATCAATCACAGCATTATCAAGTTTCGCCTTGAGGCTTCGAATCTCTTTTTCCATCGCAACGATATCACGTTCGATACGATCTGTATCACTCATCAGAATTCTCCGATAGCTTCAGTGAGCGTACGCAAACGATTCTTGATGAAGTAGTTAAGAATCATGCTGCGCGGCAGTCGCTCGTAGTTTTCATACGCCTCAACGATTTCTTTCTGTAGATCCTGAGGAATATAGTCGAAGTCAACCATGACACGATTACGCTCATAGTTCGACAGCATCCCTGGAGTCGTACAATATGTAGCATAGTCAAGCATAGTCCATTCTTCCAGCTTTTTCTTAGGAAGAGGTTTCTGGCGCTTACCATCTACAACGAACGTGTCGTCATCAGAAAGGAAATTAGGCACACCGTCACCAGCGTCACCCTGTAGAATATGATACTGCTTGAACCGAGCAGGATTCACATCAGGCGTGATGAACTTCTTAGCGATTGGACTGTACTGTGTGATGTTACCGAACTGCTGCAACTGCATGAAATCCTTATCACCTGATACGATAAGGATGCGTTCGGCTGTGTTGAGAAACGAGCCACGAGCATTACAGATAGAACCAATAATATCATCAGCTTCAGCTTTCTCAAAACGCAGTGTGATGTATGGCATATTATCACGCATCTCATCGCGAATCTTGTTCAGAGAAGTGAAAATAACATTCCAATCGTGGGGCGACTTATCGCGGGACTTTCTACGAGCAGCCTTATAGTGAGGAAATACGTCACGACGCCAGTACGAGTAGCCATCGCAACAGATTACGAGCTCACCATACTCTTCACCGAACTTTTTCTTGTATAGTCGCAGGCTCGACAGGACCATATGGCGGACCATTTCCTCGTCGAGCTGCTTTTCATTATTAGCCAATTGCATCATGATATTGGAAATCATGACTTGACTGAAATCTACGAGGATCATACCAAACTCCATTTCATAACATATAGTACCACGTCAGCGACGAGATGTCAAGCTGGTTCTGGATCTGGTTCGAACTCATCATCGTCATTATCATGCGCAAACTTCACACACTTGTCTACGATTTCCTGGAAAGGATGATGAATATCATACGTGGCGTACAAAGTAGAACGCACAGTCTCCACTACAAAGCCAAAGTTCTTATCAAACACCTTCGTCTGAATATCAAAGCCTTCTTCATGAAACTCAGAAAGCAAATGAAGGGCTAGCTCGTGTACGAACTCATCGACGTATTTACGATCAGCCTCTTCATTCTTTTCTGCTTCCTCGATAGGAACTAGGCGTAGTCTTGTCGTGGGAAAAGGAATGATATTGTCCTCACTTGACTGCTCGGAGGATGACGGTGGTTTCGTTGACTCGTCCATTCGGTGCACTTGCTTTCGTTGTTACAGAGTTGAAACTGCGCTCAGCGCTTTTGGATGTACTGGTAGTGATGCTTGGCAGAACATCTGCTGGCTTACGCAGTTTCTTCTGCAACGAGGCTTCGGTGAAGTTCTGAAGAGTAGTGCCTTTCAGCGATAAGCCTCCCTCGCCCGCGACGTAGTGGGAAAGGACGTTGTATTTAGTGTTGAATGTCCAGAGCTCAGTTGCACCAACAAGCTTGGATGGGTCGATAGATACGATCTTGAGAGCCGTATCTTCTTTCTGATACTTGATCTTTGATACGACCTTATCAGCCGACTTCGGTTTAGCCACACGAGGCTTACGAGTCACAGCCTTACGCTTATTCGATACGATAGATTCGCAATCGCTGATGATACCAGCAAACATAGCAATGCGTTCTTTAAGCTTCTTTTTTGTGAAGTGACGATAAGCATACTTGAGATCTGGGTCTTTAGTCTTTTCAGCTTCCTGTAACTCCGCGAGAGTTGGTCTGTAATAGTCAGCGATAGCCTTAGCTTGATTAGGCTTAACCTGACGAGTATCTTTAAGCCATGAGTAGAAATTCGCTGACCATTCCTCGTCTGGATTATGGTCAATCATTTCCTCGATGTCAGCAATAAGGCTATCAGCAGGATTCTTTACGAAACTGACCTTAGCCGCCGCAGCTTTCTTTTCTTCTTCGGTGATAGCGATACCAGACTCGACGAGCTTAACCAAGTGATCGTTAAGCTGCGTACGAAGCTTTTCGTGTTCTAAGCCCATAGAAAGCATACGAGCAACCTTACACATGGTAAAGTTGAGTTTCCAGTCTACGTTCTTGCCAACCATAGTCATAGCTGCTTTGGACATACCGCTGTCAAGCATGTAGACCATGAGGTACTCGCGCGCGAACTTGGCGTCGAGGAAATAGTTGTACCAGTTATAAGCCGAGGC